AACTACTATTGGTTTAGATGGATCAGTAGGACTTGGATACCACTGCATTATAACTGCGCCTGGATAGAACTTCTCAATTTCCGCTTTTACTTCATCTCTTGATGGTTTTTTCATTGATGGGAAGAAAAGTTGAAGACTCATCATTGGTCTACCTCTCCATGAGAAGAGTATAGTATAAACATTACCAGTAGATTGTAGTCTTTGATAGTCTTCGGTTCTCAATTGTCCAGGTTGGATGACAGAATCAGCAAGTGGTGAAGATGGGCCACTTAACTTCTTCATTGCAGCAGCCTTTTCTCCTGCATTAGTTGTGCCCTTTGCAAGGTTTCTAATCTTTGCAGTTCTTTGTGCCTGTCTGTGGCCACCACCAATCTCAAAACTCACATTTTCATTTGCTGGATGAATCTCATTTGGATCATAAGGATTCGGATCTAATGATGCAGGTATTGAGAACATCTTCCAATAACCTTCACCATATTTGCATTCTTTTGCAGTTTGTTTTTTCTTACACTTTGGACAATATCTTACAACCTCTCCCATTTCTTGGATTTGTTGTTTGGTTGTTCCCGTTACAATTGGATCTGGTTTGATGATATCTACAAACTCATACTCAGTTGCTTTAAAGTCATCTCTCCAATTGGAGAACTCATAACCTTCTTTCTGAGTCTTGTTGCCCCAGTTCTTTGCACCAACTTTACGGCACTTAACTAATGCACCAGATGCATATGCAGAAGGCCAAACCTTATAACGAGATTTTACCTTTGAGTAACATGCGTCTTTCTCTTCAGTCGCAACCATCTTAGCCTTACCCTCTCTGTCGGGATTTGGGTCTTCTTCATTTTTGCGACGGAATGCTTTTTCCTCTTCCTTATCGGAGAGAGCTGCCTTCATTTTGCTGGAACCACACTTTGGTTTTGTGGTTTGTCCTGGTTGTTTTGCACAGGGTTTTCCTGCGTATTTACCGCCCAGTTGAACCCAACCAGGGGTGCCATCAGAAGCGCGACTCTTAGTAAACCAGTCACGCAAAGAATTATCACCACTTTTGTTTTCATTAATAGACTCCTCCTTCACACAATTGGGAACTACTTTTTTTCCCTTCTTTTTCATTCCAAGTTGTTTATATCCATCCCAACATTTTTCTTCAATTTTTTTCTTACGGCCTTGACAATGAGCTTTCTGAGAAAATCCTTTTGGATTATCGCAATCAATTGACTTCTTATATTTCTCAGACCAATCTTCCTTTACTTTTTCCACCTTTTTTAATTTGGAGTAATAGTTTGGAAGTTCGTCAAGATGTTGGAGTGCAATCTCTTTTGCTACTTGATTATCAGTAGTATGTTCATGTTCAACTTTCATCCCCATCTCAAGCTGTTTTTCAATTACTGATGGAGATACTTTATGCTTTTTTGCGATTTCTTCTACCGACTTATACGACTTGAATGATTCTTTTACTTCCTTCTTTTTCTCAGTATCATCTTCGCCACCATCCATGTGGTCAGCTACTGTATCAAGATACTCAGATGCCTTAGTGATCTTGGATTGAACCCATGCTTCAAGATCACCCTCACCTTTGAGGTGACGCATCAATCTTTCAATCGCAGATTTTGCAGTCTTAAGTTCTCCACGAGCCATGGAAAACTCAAAGTCTTCTCCGAGAGGTGCGATAGTTTCTAGGTCTGAGAGAATAGACCATTCCTTAAAGGTGAGTTTATCCATTTTACTATTGATTGGTTAAGTTTTTCTTACCTTGTGCAATTACCTGGTCTCTAGTCATACCAGTCTTCTTCATTTTTGCCTCGCCACCACCGGCAGCAAAGTCATCCATTGGTTTCTTTGCTGGTGCAGCTGCTGCAGGTTTATTCAATCTATTAGCAAAGTCTTGCTTTGCCTTTGCATCCATTGCTCTCCTACCTGCGTGAAGAACATCACTCACACTACTTCCAGACCTCAACGCTGATTTACCACCACCAGCTTTGAGTGCAGCGTGACCACCTCTATCGGAGAACGCTTTTGAACCAATTTTATTAGCTTCTTTTTCTCTATTCAGTCTAGCTTGATTGGCAATTACGGATTTGGGAACTTGACTTTGTTTCCAAGCCTCATCAATAGAATACGCTTCCGCACAGAACTCTTTGAAGGATTTCATATTACTTTTAGTGGTCTATATTTTATTTAGGGAGATCCCCACCCATAGACCCTTTGAGGAACTTTTGTAGTTCTGCGGTAGATCCTAAGAACACTGCGTTGTTAGTAACACTAGTTGGCGCAGAAGACTTCTGTTCCTGGTTAATATCTTTCATTTTCTTTTGAAGATCAACCAATTTATCTGTAACATCTCCAACATTCTTAATCAGTTGTCCTGCAACTTCATACGCTCTTGGAGAATCAGATTCTTGTGCAAGTTCTAGAATACCATTAATGGCTTCTTGACCTTTCTCAATAATTGAGTAGAGTTGTCCTCTAGAATACTCATAGTCTTTTTGGAGTTGATCTACAGTCTCTGTAGGTTTTTTTATTTCAGCAGGCTCCGTCTTGACAATCTCTGATTTGATCGGAGTTGTCTCAATATCTAAAGCTTTATCAATGTCTTCAAAACTCATACATCAGTTCCCTTAGTGGTACTATAAATTTTACCGTCACCAAAATCATAACGAGACTCACTAAATCCAAAGTCATCGTCAAGATCAATCAATTCATCATCAGCATCATTAATTACATTGATTGCAGTTCCTGATGCATGTGTGGTGACAACAGTATTGTCTTGACCTCTGTTTACAAGTAGAGTGTTGCCTGTAATCTTACGAATAAACATCGACTCTTCATCAATCTGTATATATGAATTGATGATTAATGCTGTTGCGTCAGAAACATTAAACTGTGTTTTTTCATCGTCAAGATCTTCAGCAATTACCGTAATTTCGTCATTATTATAATCTTTAATTGCTCTAGGCTCCGCAACATACCTTAGTTGTCTAGAAGCATTAACTCTGTTAGTATCTGAATAATAATCTACTTGCACTTGTTTAATCAGAGCTTCATTTCCATTTCCAACTGGCCCAAATAGATGCGTTTTTGCAGTAAAATCTAATGTATAAATTAATATTCTTCTAGTCGTAAAGTCCCCTTCATACTGATCATCCATTGATATTCTTTCAAGGATCATTGGAATATCTCTTTTTTCTCCAATACTCGATACCAAATCTACTGTTAAATTCAAGTGCGGTTGAAAATACGGTAAAATCTGTTCTACAACTTGTAACGCATCTTCATTTAATTTGGACATTATTGAAAGTCTAAAGTTTACATTATATGGAACAGGCATGAATACCTTAGTTAATTCATCATTATTTGTTTTATCAATAGTTTTGAAAGTTTGCATCGTTGATGACTTTCTTGAAGAATCATACTGAATTCCCGTCATTTCAAATGACATTCTTGGAAGAGTAATTGCAACTCTTTTCTTTAAATCTGGAACTTGTTCAATTCTTGCTAGAAACTTCTGAACCGGTCCATAAGCAATCGGAACAGTAATGATACTAAAATCATCTCCTGCATTATCTTTATGTTTTATTTTAATATCATTAAAAAGTGTTCCGAAAGCAACAATAGTCTTTCTCAATATTTCGTGATAAAAATAATTTGATATCATTACAAGTTTCTTAAAATGTATTAACTATTTAGAATTCTCCAAATGGGTTCTTCTGACTAAAATCAAGAATTTGGTCAGCAGCCATTTCTATTTCAATATTTTCTGCATAGAGATCTAAGAATTCATTTGTTTGGACTGTTGAAACTTTATAACTTCCTGCTGCACCAACGATAGACTCTCCTCTTGCAAAATTGCCGTCTACAACAGCAACTTTAAGAACCCTGTTTACATAATCCCAACTCTTAACATATCCAGTAGTTCCCGTTCTAGTTCCAGTAACAACTTCATTATAATCATAATCTCCAAATGTAGTCGCAGTAGGATCTGTGAAGGATATTGTTGGGGTAAATGTATAACCAGCACCAGCATTAGAATAACGAACAGAAACTACCTGTCCATTGGAGTTTACAACTACTTCCGCCTGGGCATTATTGATATTAGAAGATATTCCAGTACTTGTTGGAATAAAGATTCTTTGGATAGTTACTTGTGGTGTTGTAGTGTATCCAACCCCACCAGAAGATAGTCCGATTGTTCCAAGAACTCTCGTATTAATAACAGCAGTTGCAATTCCCCCACTTCCTCCACCTCCAGAAATAGTTACGATGGGGGGTTCCGTATATCCAAATCCAGGATTTGTGATAAGGATTCTATCAATAGATAATTTTTGGTTAGATGATCTACTAGTCATAATCGCAACAGCTGTTGCAGTCAATCCGCCAACTGGTGCAGTAGAAATTGAAACTATAGGTGCCGAGGTATATCCATAACCATCATTGATTAAATCTAAGTATTGAACTGATTTGGAAGATGGATCTGTTGTTGCAAATCCTACGGAAGCTACTGCAGTTGTTGCACCAGAACCAACCATTTGGATAGTGTAAACATTTCCAAGATCCTTAATAGATTCATTAATTTCAATTCCTGCAGAATCAACTTCTGGGACATCAATAATTTCATCTTCGTATTCAAATCTTTCACATCTCAGTTCATAAACGTATAAATTATTGAGTTGATAAAATGGTTTCTTACCCTCAACATATTTAATTTCAAATAAAGACTCATCAAGAGGAAACCAAATCAAATCTCCTTCTTGAGGTCTATAAGCAACTTTTCTTTCATCTTCTGGCCATAATTTTAATAAAGGTGAAATGAAATCGTCATATCTTTCCTTTGAAATCACGAGATTGATTTCATCGTTACTTCTAACACCAAACTTTGTAAGAAGATCTCCATTACCACTGAATCCTTCAAAGTTCATTAAATAAGCTTCAATACGAAAACTATCATCAAACTTTGATGCAGTGACTTCTTTGATGACCGTATTTTCCCCAATAATCCTTCTAGGCATGTATAGAACATCTTGTCCATACATTTTGAGTTGTTCGTTAATTAAATCTTGAATAAGTCTCTGTTCACTGGGAGACCCCTGAAGAAAATAAGAATTGAGTGGTGACATATTAACCTATGAGATCAAGTGGTGGTAGTTCGTACTCGTCCTTAAGTTGTTGTTCCAATTTTTCTACTTCCGCAACACCATCGTCATAAATTTGTCTTCCATTCAACTGAACTCCACCTGGAAGTAAGACTCCATTGAATTTAATCATGTTCTGTCCCCACTGTTTCTTAATCAGAGCCGTGAGGTATTTCTTCAACCACCAATCGTTGTAGAGTTTTGGTGCATCTGAAGGATCCACAATTCTATAACAATCAATAATTACATATTCATTTTCACCTACTTCAGACCAATCAATATCTAGATATAACTTGTGATTTTTCTTGTTAAAACGAATCTGTGCATGAGGATTTAAGAGGAAATCTAGATCCTCCAAATATCTCTTAACCATTGCGTAATTGAGAAGATCCAATGCACCATAATAATAAACATCATTCAAGAATAATTGATATTTAATATTAAATAAACCATCTGAAACTGTACTTGAATTTATCTTAAGAATATTATTAACACCAATGATTGAATCTGGAAGTGGAAGATAATTGACTCCTTCCACATAAGTAAGAGAAGTTAGTCCAGCTCCAACGACACTACCTGAAGTAGATGCAGAACCTACTGGACCTGGTTGAGCTAAGGTTGTTTTAGTTGCTGGAGTAAGTTTATGTTTTAGAAATACTCTGTCTATCCCATCATAATGACGTTCATGATAATATTGAATTGCATCATCTATCAAGTTGTCAATCTGATCATCGTCTACATTTATTTCTAAAACCGGCTTACCTAGTTGTTTGAGGCAGTAATCTTTCAATTCCGCTCTACTAGATGGCTGCGCCATAAAAAAATACCCCTAGTTTCCTAGAGGTATTTATAATTTATGGGTCGAGTTTTCACTCTCCCTTTAGTTTTTTAATTTCATCACGAAGTTCGTTGATTTGAACTTGTTGTTCTTTAATTGCTTCAATTAGTAATGCAGTTATATTTGAATATGCAACTGATTTATGACCATTTCCGTCCGTTGTGACGAGTTCTGGTACAACTTCTTCAACTTCTTGTGCGATGACACCAATTTCAGTTCCGGGGGTCTCAAGTCTTTCAAACGTTACGCCACGCATGTTGAGAACCTTATCAAGAGCATCTTGAATGGTTTCAATATTCTTCTTGAATCTTACGTCAGAAGAAGCAGTTACGGTTCCTCCAACCGTCATATTGTTATTTGAAAGATCAATTTGCATGGGCCATACGGAGTTGACCTGTGCAGGAGTTAATGTATCGTTTCCACCACGTTTTACATAGAATATACCAGCGTTGTTCTCAATCATTGCTGAGGCACTTGCAGTTGCTCTCAGATAATAGATTGGAGCAGAAGCTCTTAGTTCTACTAAACCTTGTGCAAGTCTGTTATTTGTGTCAGCAGTAATATCATGAGTAGCTGCTCTGTGAGTTGTTGCGTCAACTCTTGCACCAGTAATGTTACCAGAAGCATCTCTAGCGACAATTGTGTTCGCTGTTGCGGCAGTTGCAGAATTTAATCCATCAAGTAAATCAGCACTTAAATTGGTTACGGTAGTTGTTGAAGTAACTGTTAGTGGAGCAGTTCCAGTTGCAACCGTAGATGTTAAAGTTGTTGCCGAAAGAGCACCAACAAGGGTTAGCGCGCCTGCGCCCGTGAGAGTTGCAGCAAGAGTTGTTCCACCATACCACTTAAATGATTGTGTAGTAGTTGGAACTCCAGACCATAAACTACCACTTTCAATACCAAAAGCATAATCCGCAGCAGAAGCGGTAATCGCATTATTGAGAACAATCTTAGCGCCAGCACTTCTATTGGTGAATGCAGGTGCAGCCGAACCAGTTGTTCCAAAATCAATCCAGTTACTTGTGGCTCCAGAGAATGTCAAATCTCCAACTGTTGTTGATCCAGCGGCATTAAGGGTTATTTTACCTGCAGTAAAGTTTCCTGAAGTATCTCTGGCAACAATATTCGCGGTTCCGTTTGTATAAGTTGAAGAGGATAATAAACCATTATGTAACTGTGCATTTAAATTTGTAACCTCAGTAGTTGAAGTGATTGATAATGGAGCAGTACCTGAAGCAATGTTAGAAATTAATCTAGTACCAGTTACTGTGCCTGTAAATGAAGCATTTCCAGAATTTCCGAGAGTAAATACATCAGTTCCACTTGCGTTTCTACCAATTAAACTGGTCGTAAACTGTAAATATAGGTTATTTGAAGAGAATTGAATCTTACCAGCCTTTTCTCCAGTCCAAGTTCCAGTAGTGAAAGAGATATCATGATTTGCAGCGACTGCTATTGACTGTGTGGTTAATAGTCCCTCTAAAACTGGTGTAGTTGTAAGTGTATATGCAGAACCATTGCCAATAAGTACGGCTCCAGCAGATGGAGCAGCTGCCAATCCAGTTCCACCTCTTGTTACAGGAATTGTTCCTTGGTGATTAGTAACATCTAAATGATAAGCGGAGTTATTTCCACCCAATGTAGCAGCGTCAACATCACCACCAGCAGTAGAAGTTTTAATTTGAATTTGGCCATCACTTCCCACATTAAATGTAGATGTCTTAAATTGAGCAACACCTAAGGTTGAATATGCATCAATTGTGGGTAGACATCTGTTAAGTCTAATTTCAACATTACCATAATAAGTATTAATTCCAACTCCAAAAGGAGCATTATCTACAGAAGTCGCAAAAACTTGAACTGGTTGTGTAGTACCAAATCCAACCGATCCAACTGCCTTAGCCCACTTAGAATCACCTCTTAGATAAGTTTCATTGTTTGCACTTCCACTACCAGCAAGTCTTGTTGTATTAACAACACCGGATATGATGTTAGAAGCATCAATATCACCACCACCAACTGCTGCCCAGTTTGTAGACTCTTGTCCAGATGTATTAACAACATCTGTGAAACTTATATTTTGTTTTGTATAAGAAACAATACCAGTTCCATTGGTTCCCAATGAGATTGGGTCTAAAATTAGACCATTAATAGAAGCAAGAGCAGCATTTCTACTTGGATGTAGTGTAAAACTATTTGTGGTTGCAGAACCTACAAAGTAGTAATATCCAGTAGTGAGTCCAGTTGGTAGTGATCCCACTCCAGCAGCCGCATTAATTTGAACAGGATCTCCCTGCGTAAATCCATGATTAACAAGAATAAGTTGTTGCGTGTTGGTAACAACACCAACTCTTGTAAAGGACTGAACACCGGTTCCAGAAGCCGTTAAATCAATTTTAGAATCAGCGCCGACGGCATAGTTTGAGTGAATAGTATAAGAACCAATTCCGACTTTTTTAACATAATAGATTGTATCTGCAATAAGAGGAGATATTACAGTACCAGTAGTAGTGTATTTAACCGGATCGCCATCACCAAATGGTTGGAATGTACTTGTAATTCTATCATTAGTAAAGTCTACATTACCACCGACATCAATACCAGTACCAGTGAAGGAGAAACTGGTACTAATTCCAAGATCAGTGGAAATAGCAACTGCATTTCTATCTACAATATAGTCTGGAAGTGCCGTTGTTGGAGCAAATTTTACACCGTTTAAAAGATTAATATAAAGTCTAGTTTCTACGCTAGCAATTTGAACTGTAAAGTTTGATCCACCAGTTCTACCTCCAATTGGTGTGGGATCATTAACTGTTAATACATCATTAACAGCAAAATAACGTCCTCCAGTATTAATAGCAACTGCTTGAACTGTTCCAGCAGCACTAACTGTAATTGTACCAGTAATTCCTGTACCAATACCACTAGCAGTATCAAATCTTACTCCAGTATAAATTCCTGCCTGAGTATATCCAGATCCACCAGTAATATTCTTAAGTGTTAGTGCAACACCTCTAACAAGACCTGTAGTACCATATCCAACATTAGCAAATGTTAATCCAGTATTTGTTGCAATACCAAGATTGGTATTGACTCCAATATAAGGAGGTCTTGTAACAATACCGGTAACTTCTCCTTGGTTTAGAACACTCTTAACTACATCACCATCTTCGAAATTATATACAGTATTATTATTTAAAATTAAATATTGAGAATATGTGTCACTAACAAGTACATATGGGGATTGTGGTTCAACAACGGTATCACCATTTCCCAGTTTTGTAACTGGAACTTGGTTATGTAGTTGTAGTCTACCAAAGTTATATGGAGTTCTATAATAGTTGGAAACTTTTGGTGGAATGAGGTCAGAGTTAATTTGTCCAATTGCATTTAATTGAACAATCGCGTTTGGAATTGCGTTGGTTGATACTGATTTATCAATAAATCCACCAAGTCTATTATTTAAGAATGTTCTAATAGCTAACTGAGTGGAAACTCTCTTATTAAGTGGTCCTCCTAGTTCATTATCACCCATTCCTCCATCTGCGGAGAATTCTTCGATCGCAATACCACCAGAAAGTGATAATCTAATAGAATCAAGAGTACCAATGGTTACGGTATTATTAAAGATAATGTTACCAGTTCTATTGAATGCAGTAATAAAATCACCAATCTTAAAGTCTCCAAGTTCGTTAGTACCAGATGAGTAAACACGGCCACCTCTTTCACTAACTTGTTCAGACTTCGTTACTGTTCTACCTCCATTTTGTGGAAGAGCATTATAGTCAATACCTGAACCAGAATATTCCCATGTATGAGAAGAAGAGTTAATAATAGATGGTCTGTGCCAGTGTAACTTATAAGTTTCTGGTAGATTTTGAATACCCTGGATTGATTGTCCAGGTAAAGTGGAATCAATCTTGGAATTAGTTGTCCAATAACTGGTAATTCCAGCTACAACTGTTACTCCAACTCCAATCGGTGTCTCACTGTGATCTTCTAAATCAAGTACGGTCAATCCATTTGAAACCGCAAAGTTTCTTCTAGTTCCCTGAGAAAGTTCAACAGAAACGAGTAATTTTCTAGTGGTTTGACTATAAGTAACGGCAATACCGAGGGCTGTTCCGCCGACAACTGTTTGTGTAATTTCTCTACCAGATACAAAGTTGCAGGTAGTTCCAATACCAGCTGCAAGAGTTAACTCTTGATATGTATTATGTCTATCAATAACGGAAGATGCGAAGAACTCAAAAGTACTCTTCTGAATAGTATGAATACCAGTAGAAGCAGAAGTTAAATCAACAATTCTTGTTAAACTATCATCTTCAGCAAGTCGGAAACTATTAGAATCCACGTAAATAACATAATATTGGTTACCATTAACAAGACCTCCAATAATTCTATTTGGAATTACTTGTTCATCACCAAAGTAAACTACTGTATCTCCATTACTAAATGGATGACTATTGATATTAATAGTATCCGCAGAAATATTAACTACTCCACCAGCAGTAACTGCAGTTCCAACAAATTCGGAAGTTACTGGAGATGCCTTAAAGTTTGAAGTTACATCTTGGTTTGCATTGTTAAAGATTCTTGCAACATATAAATCTTGATCAGATCTACCCAAACCAACAATCTTCAGAGTAGTTAATCCACCTGAAGTACCAGTTGCAGCAATTCTTCCTCTATCAAAAGCAAATGAATTTGGACTGAATCCAGTAGATCTTAGAGCATATAGTCCAAAGTTTGTTGCAGAGTTTGTAATGGATAGATATCCACCAGACTGCGTTAGTGAACCATATCTGCAGAAGATTTGGAAACAAGAAACAACCTGTGCATAACCATCATTGATAGTTCTCCATCCAATACCACCAAAGGAAACCATGGTAAATGCAGCAGCAACCATGGACTTACCTTGTTCTGGTTGATCGCCAACTAGAGGGGTTTCAGCTTCCTGTTTAATTAGAGGAGTGTTGGGTGATTGTACTTTAGAACCATCAACAAGAATACCATTTGCACCTAAGAAAGATAGAATAGAACAGTTCTGGATATATGGCGATCTTGTAATGAGTGGTTTGTCACTCTTAGTTGCATATCCAATTCTAGAAGTTAGAGAATCATTTGGATCATCAAATGCTATCGCATAATTCCAAGTACTTAATGGCACACCTGCGGCATCAATACGATCCTTCATTGCAAAACCAGTTACATATACACCATTTCTTACACGGAATAAATCTTTGCCGTTATTTAATGGCCTAATAATCGTATTTCTTAAGTTATCGCCAACAATTGCAACGTCATCATATAGAAGAATTGGGTTGTCTTCTATATATTCACCAGCTTCAACGATGATGCAAACTGGTTTGGATTGTGTTTGTGGGAATACTTTAGTTGGTGAAGCGGTTGTTCCAAATCCTACGATTGTAGTGATAATTCCAACATAGTTAACAATCGCACTTCTTACATCTGCACAATCAGTAAGACCCAAATTAACTGAAGTAATTCCTGACAAACTTCCACTTAATACTGCACCCGTCAAAATTCCTACCAGAGAATCAATAGTAGAACGAGTGTTTGCACAAACATTTACATTCTTGTTTGTTGATCCAACAGAAACATCATTTTGAATTGTTAGATCTTGATAATTTAGCCAGTTAACTACTGCACGTTTTGCATATTTTCCTAGACTTGTAAATGCATATGCAGAGGCAACTTCTTCACCTAGTAATCCGTTTGTCTTTGCAGCACCTGCACCATCAAAGTATCTCTTAGTTGCATAAACAGTATGTTGATTTGTACCATAAGCAACGTCCTGTGCAATAGCATCAACAATATATCCAAGATCTCTAGCACACTTTCTACCGCCAACAACGTTAGTTGATCCAATGCCAACTTCAAATCCAGAAACATTTTTAACATTATATGTTGAATTAACAACAAAATAACCATAATTTGTTGTTGTACCTATTCCAGCAGTACTACCTGAACCGATTGCTGTTGTAACAATTCCGGTAAGAGTAGTAATAGTGGATTGAACATTAGAACAAGAAGAAGGATCAGTGTTAAATCCTGTTACTGCATCAGCAGTAATGGTTAAATCTCTTTGATTGAGTTGGTTTGTTATAGCCAACTTCATGTAATCCCTTGCCTTTTCAAATGCATAATTTGATTCTGTTGTCTCACCTACTAGTCCGTTGGTAATTGGTTGACCTAATACGTTAAAATAGAATCCAGTGAAGGAACGAACGTAGTTATTACCACCGGTAAATACGTCAGTAGCGACTGCCTCAATAAAGAGACTTAGATCTCTTGCACACTTAGTAGATCCAGGAGAAGATGTGGATCCAATTCCAGAAGTTGCAATTGCGCCTGCAGAACCACTAATTAATAAATTATCAATGTTATAGTAACCAGTGTTTATACCTGTTATTCCATTAGAAGTACCGGCACCAATAGTTACTGTAACGATTCCTACGAGAGAATCGATATTAGATCTTACATTTGCACAAGAAAGGGTACTTCTATTATAATTTGTAAGTGGATCTGGAGTTAAATATAGATTCTGATAATTTAGGTTATTTGTAATTGCCATCTGCATGTATCCAGATGCAGACTTGAATGCATATACGGACTCGTCTCTTTCTGTGGATCCAATTCCTGTTGGATTTCCGTTACTATAGTAGTAAAGAGCAAACTCTCTAGAATACTTATTACCTCCAGTAAATACGTCAGTTGCAACAGCATCTACTAAGTATCCTAAATCTCTAGCGCACTTACGTCCTCCTGAAGATCCGGTACTTCCAACGCCAACAGAAGCAAAATATCCATAATTAGCTGCCGGTAAGGATGAAGTATTTCCTGCTCCAATAGATACTGTTACAATACCTACAAGAGTGGTTACGTTATTTTGAACATCAGTACATGCAATTGTACTGGTAACTCCAATAGTCGCACCTCCACTATTGTATAGTGCAGGTCCAGTAGTAATTCCACGGTCTTGGTAATTTAATTGGTTAGATACTGCACCTCTCATCAAGGTCATTGCAGATCTAAATGCATAGATTGATTGCGATTCTTCACCTATTAAACTGGTTGTTCCGATACCGGCAAAATAAAATCCGGTAAATTCTCTAGAGTAACTATTACCTCCAGTAAATATGTCAGCAGAAATAGCATCAACAAAATACCCAAGATCTCTAGCACATTTTTTGAGTCCAACTGGATTTGTTGTTCCTACACCAACACTAGAACCAACTTCCCATAAATCATAAAGACCTAGATTTATAGCTGGGAAGGTACTAGTATTTCCTGCACCAATTGCAACAGTAGCTATACCAGTTAGAGTTGCGATGGTATTTTGAACATCTGTACATGAAGAAGGACTGGTATTGGAAACATTAGTACCTCCTCCATAAACAGTTGGTCCAGCAGTTACTGTTAAATCTTGGATTGTGAGTTGGTTTGAAACTGCGGACTGCATTCCAACTCTTGCTTGATCGAAAGCAAATCTCGTTTGAACTTCTTCACCAGCTAAACTTGTAGAACCTACACCAACAAAATAGAATCCAGTGAATTCTCTAACGTAGTTGTTGCCTCCTGTAAATACGTCAGCAGAGATAGCATCGACAAAATATCCAAGATCCCTCTTACACTTATCTTGTGTAGAAGTTACTTCTGGATATTGATAAACCGTGGCTTCCCAAGCATTATCAATGATTTGTTGTTTGTTTTGTTGGATTAAACGGTATGCATCTGCATAACGAGATCTTTCCGTTGTTTGAGCTTCTCCTGGTACATAGAAATCGGAATATCCAACGGCTACAGAAGCAAGAGCCTTATCTACAATTTCTTGTTTGTTCTTCTGAATTAATCTATATCCATCATAATATCTAGATCTAGCATTTGTTTCTGGATCACCTGGGAAATAGAATGGATTTGAAGAATCAACATAAACTGCAACAGAAGCAAGAGACTTATCTACAATTTCTCTCTTATTTTCGACAATTAAACGATATGAATCGTAATATCTAGATCTTCCGTTTGATGCTGCATCTCCGGGGAAATACCAACTTGAGGGGAAACCTACAGCAACAGATGCAAGAGACTTATCTAAAATTTCTTGATTATTAACTGTAATTAATTTATGTGCATCGTAATATCTCGACCTTTCATTACTTTCAGTTTCTCCTGGGAAGAAGAATGTTGATCCTACCCCGACAGCAACAGAAGCTAAAGATTTATCAATAATTTCTTGTCTATTTCTAACTATTAAATTTCTAGCATCTTTTGATCTATGGAAATAATTTGCATTGTTGTTAAGTGGATCGGAAACTTGGTCATAGTCAAATGATTGAGATACTGTAGTTTGATATAATGTTGGAGGAGTTTGATTGTTAATACAGTATTGAGCAATAAATTTTAAATAGTCTAACGCAAATATTACTAACTCTTCTTCACCATCAACGTAAGATTCATCTGGATCTGCAACGATATTCCAATAATCAAATCCATTTTCAACTGATTTAGAGTTTCCACCAAATCTAACATCATATGCTAGAGCATCAATAGCATTTCCTATTCTCGTTCTAAACGTGGATTGCTCATAATCTGGATAATCTGTAGCAATATTTTCAAAATTAAATTCTAAGTATGATATTACTTCCTCTTGCATGAAGGTCTTATTGGCATCCAATAAGTCTCCAGCATCAAGATATCTTTGTCCTGGAATTACAAAACTATCAAAAGAAGCTAACTGAGCAGCTCTCTTAATTGTTCTAACTGGTAGAGATTTGCCATTATAGGCATCATCACCATTTTGTGCGGAAACATAATATCTATTTTCAAAAAGACCCGCACCATTAGTAGTAAATCCTAATGTACCATCCGGATTCAATCCTAACAATTGTCCAGCAGTACCTTTAGTTGCTGGTAGAGTTAACGTATAGTTAGTTGCAACTCCAGAATTTGAAAGTTCAATTTTTACGGATTTGTCCTGATCATCCAACTGTGTATTAATTCCAACAAAGGTAAGAGTACTTACACCTACCCTATTAAATGTAGTTATACCTGTATATCTTACATTGGATCCAACTAGATTTGTAATTGTACCAGTATCTGAAATAAAGGTTGAAACACCAGTAATTGTAGCATCATCACCAGAAATACGAATCGATGCACTTCCTACAGTAAGAACACCAGTAATTCTTGCGTCACCTTCAATGATTACGTCAGTATTTCCAATACCAACAGTCATACTGCCGATAGTTGCAATACCACTATAATTGATGTCAGAACCATTCAAGTAAGTTATTACACCAACAAATGATTCTAATCTTTGTATAGTGCCAACTCCAGTTGCATTAAAATAGGTCGCAAAACCAGTATTTGTATATGATGTACTAATAAATGCTGTACCTAATGTTGAGAATCCTACTCTAGATGTTGTGGTAACTCCAGAATTTATATAAGCATCACCAATCCAAACTTCATCGATATTACCTACAGTACCAACTCCAGTCGAATAATACAAGTCATTAACATAAGCAACACTAGAAACGCCTATAGTAGTAACAACTCCCGAATTTATTCTAGCATTATTAATCCATGCAGTGTCTTGAATATGGACTTCCGTAGTAACACCTACGTTAATATATGCATTAGTAATTGAGCTTGTCTGGGAGTTGAAACTTGTAGCTATACCCGCGTTTACATTAAGATCGTTTACATTCGCAGTTTCTATATTGACATCAGTAACGATACCAGAACTTATATAAGCCTGATCTACATGCAAATTTGTTACATTTAAATCAGTTATTATACCAGAAGCAGAATATAAATTAGAAACTGATAAATTTGTTGTATATAAATCTGTAATTATACCGGAAGCAGAATATAAATCAGAAACTGATAAATTTGTTGTATATAAATCTGTAATTATACCTGAAGATATGAAGGCATTTGTCGAAAGTAAAGTATCCGCTGTCAATCCTGTAATAATGCCAGTAGTAACATATAGATCATCAATATATGCACTTGAAATTCCTGCTGTTGTTAAAACTCCAACATTTATGTATACATTATCTATAGAAGCTGTTGAAATTCCGGCAGAAGTTATGATTCCAGAATTGACAAATAATTCAGCAATATTTGCACTTGAGATTCCAACAGTTGTTAAAATACCAACATTTATGTATACATTATCTATAGAAGCTGTTGAAATTCCGGCAGAAGTTATGATTCCGGAATTAATAAAAGCATCTTGTGTGTAAGAAGTTAAAATTCCAGCTTCGCCAATTACAGCTCTAACCGAGTCTAAGAAAGGAGCTATTACCTCCCCGGCAAGTGTGTCGGTAAAGACAATATCAGCGGTAATTATTCCAACAACATTGTTATGTGGTGATGATACTTCAATGCTGCCGATACCAACTGATAGTACTGTTGCACCTACACCGATATAGTCGGAAATTGGTTCAGTAACAAGATAACCTGGTCTAATATTATTTGTAGCAATTCCAGTAATAACATATGGATCAAGTTCATCCAGAGTACCCTGTCTTACAACTTCTGGATCATAAAATATATTTAAACTTCTTGCCGCTATATTACCCTCAAGAAGAGAGTTACCTACTACTACTAATTTATAGTCATTGGTTGTAGTTGTACCAATTCCGATAAAAGCCTTATTTACAATTCCTTGTTCAACAGTTGAGCCAAATCCAGATCCAACTAAATAGTGACCGCCTGGGTTTACCCCATCATGAACAACCGCTACATCATATGTAGTATCAATAGTTAATTCGCCAACCGCTCCTGTAAAAACCTGATGTTCTGCTGTGGTTCCTCTTCTAAGCTGTACCTGCTTGGTCATAGTACTATACGACTCAAATTACTATTTCTTCTGATATATTTATCAGATAAAAAATTAAATGATAACTACATAAGTTCTTGGAATTTGGAATGGATTATTAATGATAGATGCAGAAATTTCCTGTATATAAATTGTACCAATTCCAATATAAGTAGATTTCGATAAGGATTCGAATCCTGAAGAGAAGGTGAAGAGACTTCCCGTTGTATCATCATATATTCTTGAAACAGATTCATTAGAAGATCCAAGAACATTAATTGTACCAAACCCATCTGGAGCCGGAATAAAGATAATATCTGGATATACAAGTTGTCCAGAAAGTGTTATGACTCCAGATCCAACTTGAGAGTATGTTGCAATTTCCGAGGTAATTGCAGTTCCATCTAACGTAAATAGTCCAATACCAACAACTGGATAATCAGATTCTATAGAAGTTGTTGCAGATCCATAGATTTGCAGAATAATCGTGGATTCTGGAGTTTGTGCTGAATAAGACTCGGATTTACCAGATAAAGCAAATAGACTTCCAGATCCACTATAAACATTCGACTCACTTTCAAGAGTAGTACTGGTAACAAATATTGTTCCTATTCCAGACTCGGAATGGGTCAGTTTAATATTTTGATATGTTCCAGATAATGTATAGAGTCCAAATCCAACATATTCATGTAAATCGGACTCTGCAGTTATAGCACTTCCATTAAATTCAAATAGGATTGTATTTTCTTCAGGATTTGCAATAAAGGATACATATGCAGAATCTTGACTATCGGATGTAATTTCTTCACTATCACATGTATCATAATCGTTATCTACATTATGTTGTACAAATCTAAATAGTCCTCTTGCCGGATAATTTGGAATAAAGAATGTGCTTGAATTTCCACTAAGATTTGTAGATCCAGATCCTTCGTAACTATTAGTGATCGATTCTTTAATGAATCCATTGATAACATAAAGTACTTCTGTTTCTGGAGTTTGTGCGGAGTATACTTCAAAACTCGTTCCAGAAATACTAAAGAGTTGAATATTTTCTGGATCTTGTAACGAGAAACTTTCCTGTGCAGACGCCGATATCGTTAAAGTTCCAGATCCAAAATATGCATCCGTTTCGGAGTAAGAACCTTCACTAATTTCAAATCCGATTATAATAGATCCATTATTATCGAAAGTTATATCAGTTTCATCAAATGTATCAGACTCTGAATCAAATGTACCTAGAATCTGACGTTTTCCAAGATAAACTGTTCCAGATCCAACATAACTATCAATTTCAATCTCAATAATAGGTGAAGTTTGTTGAGATATGAATATAGTTCCCGATGTTCCTGGATTTACATCATTGCCATAATATCCATAAACCGCGATTTCTCTTGTAGAGGCAATTCCAGAAATTGTTGTAATACCGGAAGAAATATAACCCTTTCTAGTATAGCTCCAAGACTTACCAATTCCAAGGGGAGCATAAGGATATTGAACTTGTGGACTAAATCCGGTAATTACATTAAATAATCCAGTTCCAGTATATGGAGTTAATGGGCTATACTTAGCAAGATTATTAGTTTGATCAAATTTAAATGTACCAATACCAGAACCAGAGTTGAAATCACCAATTCTAAATCCATATCTATTGGAATATGTTTTAGCGTCACGAGGATTTCCATCTCCATCTGGGAAGGTTCCAACTCCAACTCCAAACTGAATTCCAGTTGTCCCGATACCAATATTCTTTTCAATACCATAATGAGGTATTAATCTTACTTCTGGATGTACTAGAGGAGTATTACTAAAGGTAAGTGGAGGTGGATCTACCGTTACATATTCCGAATTTCTATTGTATAATGCACGTTTGTCTTCATCAAACGCAAATAGTACAGTATCCTCTGGAGTTTGTGCAGAATAAGCTTCTAGTCCAGTTCCAGAAATGTTAATAGAACCAGAAGCATTCCAGGAATCTATATCAGACTCTAAAAGTGTTGAAGAAAGGGTAAGAGTTCCAATACCAACTTCTGAGTAAGTAGCCTTAAGATCACTGGATCTTACATCTGAAGTGGATATGAATAATCCAGAAGTATAAACAAATAATTGTGTATTTACTAGCGGTTCCGCAATAAATTTCTCTATTGCAGTGGAACTTCCAGTTATCTGAATTCCGGTTGTTCCAATGCCAATGTTTTCTTCAATACCATAGTGTGGAGTAAAATCAATATTTGGATGTATAAGATTTCCGGATATTGTAAAGAGTCCTGAAGTTCCTGGATCTCTATCATCTCCATAATAACCATAAACAGCAATTTCTCTATTAGAAGAAATTCCAGATAAAGTATAAATTGGTCTATCACCATTATATCCCTTTCTAGTATAGCTCCAAGACTTACCAATTCCAAGAGGAGCATAATCATATGCAACTTGTGGACTAAATCCATTAACAACATTAATGGATCCGAATGGTTTGAGTCCACTACCAACATTCAGTTGACCATAGTTTTCAAAATTATTAGCAATATTAGATATGAACTGATTATCAGAGAAATCAGTTGCAATGCCTGTTATTAGTTGATAATCTTCTGCATCAATATCAACAAATTCATTATATACATAAGTTCTACTTTCTCTACCAAAATCTTGTCCAAATAGAGTTCCAGTACCAAGCCAAGAAAATGCAAATTGTTCGTTTGTTATAGATCCGGTAAATACAAATGCATAAGTTCCTATGCCAATATTTTGATCTATACCATAATGTGGCGTAAGATCAACTTCTGGGAATTGTAGAGGTGTTCCAGAAAGGAATATGGTTCCACTACTAGTATCTGCTGGTTGTGGGTATAGGTGGTCTCCTGGATTCAAGCCATAGACTTGAATCTCTCTTGTTTCAGCAAATGAAGTCGTAATGAAAAGAGATCCAAATGGATTAATTCCACCAGGTATAAGTGGAGTTGATACAAATCCATTATCTAATCCTGCAGCCTGTCCTCCCAATGAGGAGTAATCATCACCAAACAGAGCCTGTTGAGAAATAAATCCATAATCATCAAAATTGGGGTAAATACTTGTATCATCCCAAACATAAGTTCTAGACTCTTTACCTAATCCTAGAATTTCGGAAATGAGTACAAATTGTGTCTCTTCTGGTGTTTGGGCAATATATGATTCATTTGCAGAACCAGATACAGTTATTGTTCCAGAACCATCTGGGGATGGAGTGTAATCTACATCTGGATAAACTAAATTACCAGATAGAGTGATAGTACCCGAAGTTACATAATCTACACCATATACTTGTATTTCTCTGTCCGAAGAGAAAGATGAAATATAAATTGAACCAAAAGGAAAATCTGCAGAAGCCGCAGGTAATGGAAAACTAACTAAACCATAATCCGTAAATGGACTGTATATCTGACCAACACTTCCAAATTCTTCATTATCTGTAGTTGGACTCAGTGAAACTAATCCATAATCATCAAAGGTATCGTAAATACTTGTATCGTCATAAACATAAGTTCTAGATTCTCTACCAAAGTCTGCAAACGTTATTGTTCCAACGGAGACTTCGTTGTAAATGACTTTTACTACTGCTTGTCCATCTAGATACAATCTATAATTTGGATAAACTCTGCAGATCCGCTAACAGATAGTTTTCCAAATGGAGTATCTAAGGCTATTACATTATCTTGTATAAATTGATAATCAATTACGGAAGTACCGGCATCTTGTGATACCTGTCCAAAATCAAGAGGACCATTAGTACTAATACCAGCAATTAAACCATAATCCTGAGTATTATCAAATACTATTGATGATTCGTTATAATCAAACGTTACTCTTTCTAAAGCCGTCTCAGCGACGGTCTGATCGATTCGCAGTGTACCTGAAGCTACATAAGGTCTAATAGTTCTTTCTAATCCACTACCTATTTCAAATAGAGTTCCATTTCCTGCCCAAATAAATTTGACATTAATTATTGATGTTCCGGACAGAACTAATGGAACGGGAGTAAATGACTCCAAATAAGTTACTGATTGTCCACCTAGACCATCATTATTTGATATACTTCCGAATGGAGTTATTGTTCCAGAATTTGATATATAACTATAATCTTCCCTAGGCGTAAAACTATTATCAAATGTTTCTGGCCCAGAGTTATCGTCAAAAGTTAGTAAAGATGATGAAAAATTATTTGGATTATTAGGAAAGTCTCCATATGGAATTTCTGATGATGATTGTACAGGTATTTGGGAATAATCTTCGGACGCAGAAATATTTCCCGAAGTTATGCTGCCATAATCTTCGGTAGAAAAAGAATTTATTCCATCAATAGTGTTATACGTGAATACCCGCATTTAGACTTACCCACAAATGTGAATATTAATAAAAAGGAGGATCGCCATAAACAAGCAACCCCCCATATCCAAAATCAGAATATTTTTAAAAAAATAAAATCAATCAAGAGCCACATTTAGAGTAATCTTGATTTGGTCTCCATTATTTTGAATGGAATATGGTCCATTAGTAAATCTTTCAGCATACATAATAGAACTATAAAGAGTTGCCGTACTCAAACCTGCGATTCCATTTGGAGTTGGACTTAGAGATGGAGTTGTATAGAACTCATTAGCATTAGGAACAGAGAAAACTGTATAAGTTCCGGAAGATAACGTAGTATTTCCAGTTCCGGCTGCAACATAAAGAATATCTCCAGCAACTAACTGGTGGCCAGTCATCTGAATTTTACCGTAACTAAATTCAACACTAGGATCTGTAGCGACCTGAATGTTATCAATTAGGGCTTTATCCAAATAAACAACTTTTAATGCTCTATCAATACCAATTACTTTGGTTCCTGTTTGAATACCAGCATTTCCGCCAACAACCATTCCAAGAGTAAGATCATCAACACTTTGATCTGGATCTACTGTAATATAAAGATTACCTACGACTCCAATTACTGGATCGGTATTATTACCTTTGGTGACAGTAGTTCCAACACCAACTGTTGCAGCATGTACAACTCCTTGTACAGCAACAGGCATATTATTTGCTCTTGTTACATAATAACCGTAAATATCACCAGCATCTCCAGTAAATGTAAAGGTCTGTTCTGGGTAAGTTGCAGTAGTACCAGAACCTACCTGGTTAATTCTCCAACGTGATCCATTTAGGAGAATACCTGTTTGTGAGGTATAAGTTTGATCTGTTCTATTATTTACACAGTATGGATAACCTGTATAAGGAGCATATCCATAAGCATTGGTATTTCCAATTCCATATGGTTCAAAATATGCAGTAGCGGAAGGAACATCAGACTCAGCCGGAGTCGTGTTACTTGTGAAAAGTTTTAAAACTAGGTTTCTGGGAGACTGGTCAGCAAGACTTGCGGTGTGGTTGTTCTGTGCAACCAAGTATCTGAGTGACTCAAGTTCTCCAATATTTGGAACTAATAGTGCCATTTAAACAACTCCCTGCAGGTTACGATTTTTAATAACTATCTTTATTTATAATTTTAATTTTAAAGAGACTAGAAAACGATTTATATTATTCACGGAAATAACATCAAAAGTCAAAATATCTCCGGATACAATTGTAGTGTCCCAACCACTTAGATTATCATCACGAACTTTTCTTGAGTTGGTCATTTGTGGATAAACTCCACCAACTATGGAAGTAAAAGTTGGAAATGTCGAATAATTTGATTTTTTTATATCTAAAGTAAGATCCCCTTGTTGATCTGAAAGAATTACCAAAGATTCTATAAATCCACTTACATCTAAAGTAACAGAACCTTTATTTCCAGACAACATTGCAATTGAACCACTATCAATTACATAATTAATAGTTCTGGTCAAATCTGCGGTTGTAGCTAAAGCAATAATAAAAACATCATCACCTGGGTTTGGAGCTACTGTAAAAATTATATTATCTGTTGAAGTTGTATAATCTTCAATTGGTTCTAAAACTAAATTATTTTTAACAACAATCAATTGTTGATCATTAATTGGTACGTAAGAATTTCCAGTTGAAGTTAATCCAAAAGTATGGGCTACTCCAGTAAATTGCGAATTAAGTTCATCAAGAATTACGTTCCCATATTGAATAGATTTGGTTGGTATTTCATAATCTACACCAATTCTATATGGGCCAGGTTCATTAAGAGTTACTAAGTAATCTGTCATTATGATACTCCTGGAGTTACCAAAACATTTCCTTGAACAGCTCTGCTTCTATAAGAATTGGGAGAAATTAGAATAACATCATAAACATAACGACCACCTTCAATTGCATCAGTTGCAGTATATCCCATTGAAACTGCAATTTTTCCATTCAATCTATCTACAAAAGAAAGAGTTAAAGGATATGCAGTTGAAGAAGTTGGATGTTTTCTTATTGAAGAAATTCCAGTATACCCTGTTAAATTTAATGGTGCATTATTTGTGTTCCTGATTGTAAAGGTGGCTTGAAAGTCAACCCCTTGTTCAAGAACTAAGTTTACATTCCTTGCCGCCATTATTAGAACCTGTTTTTAAGTATTTATGAGTTACTGTCTAATTTTAATAAAAGAAGTTTCATCATATCTTTTATATCATTCAACTCAGATTTAATTTCATCAATTTCATGCATCTTATTTTTTACAGATTCAAACTCTTGCATTTCTTCAATTTTTTTTCTTTTTAGTTCCAAATACGCATTAAATTCTGAATCGGAACAATTTAAGATTGCTCCAGAAGAAGAATCTCTATATAGTCCCGTACTACCTTCTACCGGAATTAATTCCATATTAAATTGAAGCAATGGCTCTTAGATCTTTTATTCTAGGAACAAATGATGAATTTGTTCCTGTCATTAAAATTTTGATTTGGAATCCAGAAAATTGAGGTAATGATGTAGCAGTATATTCATATGATGAAAACTCATCTTCAGATGCAGCAGAAAGAACTTGTTTATCTGGCAATCCATTATTATCAGATGGATTTATAACTTGTCCGTTTGCATCTAGATTTGTATAACCTGGGAATAATTCCCATAATGGTTCGGTAGTAGCATCAGATCTGAAAAGTCTGTAAAGAACTCTTATGTCACTTGTGCTATGTCTAAATGCATCAAATAGAACCTTAATATTATCCGCCACTTTTTCTAGAACAACAATTTTACTCAGATAAACAGCAGCAGTTGGATCTTCAAGGATAGAATTGACTCTAGAATCGGTTGCATAATTGGAAACTTTAGAATTTATCCTATTTGCAATAGTAATTAAATTTACTCTATCCAAATCAATCATTGGGGAAACTTTACTTTCATCAGTAGTAAGTTCCAATTCAATTGTAAATGATTTATTACCAGGATAATCCGCTAATTTAGTAGTTTCATTTATTCTTGAAGCAATAAGTCTTGGACTGTTAAAAGTATTCGTTTGATTGATAGTTATCTCTTGGAATCCTTGATCAACAAATGCATTCAAATTGCTGTCTGGAGTAGACGCGGAGAACGTTCTTGCTCTTGCAGAAATGGATGTGCCTTCTGGCAACATTACTTGGAAATTAGGAAGAATTGCATTGAATGGAATATTTTGAGTTGCCTTAGGGCCCTTAATTGATCCAGATGAAGGAACTATATCATAAGATCCGCAAGACTTATCCGAATTAAAATACAATTCTGGGAATGAATTTGTATTTCCAGAAGTCCTATCAGTTCCTCCGGTACTCATTCCTACTTTAATATAATAATAATCTAAATCTTGTGGGTACTTAGATAAATCAGTATCCGCTAAACTATGAGTTTTATTAATTCTCCTCAATGAAACTCCATTTACTTCATACTTATAAACGGAATCTCCGGATGAATATGAACCGGCAATTGAAGAATCAATCTTTCTAGTTATTCCAGTAAGAGAGTTTGTTGAGGTAACCACTCCAGTATATTTTATAATCTCGGAATCAATAAGAATATATCCTGGATTTAATGAAGATACAGTTACATTTTCGAAACTTGTAAATATACCCACAGAACTTACAACTATATTTGAAGTTGAAGATGAAGAATATGAAGAGTTTAAAGTGGATGGTTTTAAATCGGGCTCTAGTCCAGATAATGTTACTCTATCATTAGTTGAATACATTCCATGATTATTATGAGAAACTCTAAAGTGCAAACCATCAGTAATTTCATTAATATAAGTCACATTTGCATTAGGCAATGAACTCGTTCCAGAAGTACCAACATAGAATAAAGCGTCCGTTGTATTTTGTTGTGGTGTACCCTGAACTCTATCTAACAATAAGGAATTGAATGCAGAAATAACTCCAACAGAATTTGGAATAGATAAGATCAAATTCTTACCTAAATTATCAGTTTGGGTATAATCAACTGTCAAAGCGTCTCCATAAACATATCCAGTACCACCTACTGATACTGTAGCTGCAATAGCAACTCCATTTTGTACGCTCAGATTAACTTTTGCTCCGAATCCTTTTCCAGTTAATGAAATAAGATTTACATTAGAATAAGTTTGGAATGAAGCTGTGAATGCAGATCCAACAGAAGTTAATGATAATGTACTCCCTATTCCTATTGATCCAACAACACTTTTCAAGTTACCTCTGAAATTTCCATTATTATTTTGGAGAATTGTTACTCCACTGGTTAAGTTAGAAACCTCAGAGCTTGTTAAACTTTTTCCAAGTCCAACAATTAAAGATCTGGAAATACAATCCAGAGGATTTGCTTTCAAACTAGCTATTTGTTTGTTACCAATATCCAAAGTTGGATTATAGAATCTTACAGTTGATGACCCTTTATAAAAATCTGCTCTGTAGATTGTCAGTTTTAAGTCTTCAAGTTGACTTGGATCCCAAGTTGCACCATTTTGGGATTTAAATAGTGATCCAAGAAGTGGTTGTTGAGAGACAATAATTTTTTCAGATTCTATTTTACTAATAGTGGTTACATCTTCTTCTCCCATTCTTGAAATGAATACGGTATATTCATCAGAAGCAGACAATAATACCACACAATATGATTTTCCAGTTTCACAATATACTGGGGAGGGAAAAGTAAATGTTGTTTTTTTAGAACCATCATCAGAAAGATCAACTTCTGAAGGATCCAGAACAATTTCACCAAAAGGAAGGATTTCCTGAGTAGGAAGTCCGGTTTGCATAGTTCTTATCTGCATTGTAATTGGCAGATTTTTAGTATCCTTAGTCTTAAAGAAAACATCAACTTTAGTTATAAAAATACCAGATTCATCAGGAACTTCGAAAGATTGAGCTAAAGGATCGACCCATCTAGTTTGTGTAGTCGATCTATTACTAAATGTAGTGCTTGCAACTGTCTCTGTTTTTTCTGATTTTATGGTTCTTTCATCAGTTTTTACTAACCTTTCTACTTTTGCATTTCTAATTCTTAAAGTTGTTTCTTCAACATTATTAAGAGTTCCGGAGGATGTAAATCTGGTTTCTCCAGTACTATCTGTGGCTCCAGATATAGTAACATTGGTTGAACTGGTAGTTAATGTAAATGTTTTTGTTCCAGTTTCAAAACTAGGTGTAGAAGCCAAATTTGAATTAGGTATAAACAATGACCCGATCAAAGTACCTGCAGAATCTGTAACCAATCTAACATTTGTTATTTTTGCTATGGCTCCACTAACCTCACCTTTTAATTGCATTCCAGTTATTACATTTCCATAGTAACCAGAAGCAGATTGTAACTCTAGAGAAGCAGTATCTATATTTAATAGTGTTGAAGTACTTGAATATGAACTTGAAATAGTCTCCGTTGGTGTGTATGGATTTTCTGCATAAATTTGTGTAGCTTGATTATATGGACCGTACTTGTGATTAGGACTTGCCAGTCTTGATCTAAAAGAAGTGGTTCCAGAAGATCCCTGAATTGCTTCACCTACAGTAAATGTTCCACTGACCATTTGAATTTCGATTAGTTTTGGAACAATATATTTGTTCATATCTACATTATCAAAAAATGCATATAATTGAGTTTTTGGTTTTAATCTTTTAGCTATAAATTCAATATTTCTGGATCTCATTACATGAATAACTTCAGTCGAAACAACTTTAGATCCAAGATCCACAGTATCAAATTGTTCACTAACTTTATATTGAATTCCTTCTCTGCTTTGTTTTGTAGTTGTTAATGTAGTTACATTAGTAAAAGTTGTATATTGATCTCTATACTTAATATTTGTAGTAATGGGAATGCCTCTGCCATTTTGGAAACTGCCTCTAGATTCACTTCTACCAATTTCTTTGGATCCAATGAATATTGAACCCATATTTTTTCTACCGGTTTCGGTTGTTCCTGTCCAAGTAGTTTCCCAAGATCCCCAAGTAATTGGAGACAATCCAGTATTACTATCAACACCTAATTGTTGTATAGTAGTATTATAACTACCCTCTTGGTCTACTGTTTTTTTAGATCCTTTTGTCTCTATCCATGTGTCTGTAGCCGGATTTAATTCTATAGCTCCGATCCAATTTACTACATTAAATGGATTTACATTTTCAACTCTTGTAGCAAATTTATTTTGAAGCCACTGAACATCAGTATATTTCAAACATACTACATCACCCACTTTGACTGTGTTTGGATTGCCCAAATCTTTAACAAATCGCAAATCTGCATCTGGATTAGAAGTATTTGCTACTCCAACAACTGCTTCAGACCCCAAAAGAAGATCTATGGAAGTAGTATAATGTTGAGGTCTCAAATTACCTTCTTTGGTATCAATACTACACTTATGTGATGGATCACCTAAAGAACCAGAAAAATCAGATTTGAAGTTATCTACAAAAAATCCAGTTTTAAATCTATCCAGACCAGTTGTCGCGTCCTTGAGAGTTAAATTCTTAGTATCAGATTCGAGTAATGATAAAGAAGTATAATATTCAACATTTTTTAAACGATCATCAATTCTTGTAATATCTTTCATTCTATAACGTTTGTGAGCTGTAAGTTGTACAGTCACATCATCTTTATTATAGATATATGGAGGTAATAGTATTGTCGCAATTTCCAATGAAGTTTCTACTTCTGGTGGAACTTGTGGATTCAAAGAAGGATTTCCTTGATTTAAGAAAAATTGACCATTCTTATTAACATAAAGTTTATCAATTCTGCCGAGATAGTACTCATAAGAAACTACTAAATTTTTATCTTTTGCAAAGTTATAAGGTGTTGAATTAGTAGAAGAAGTAAAAGTTCTAGCCTTATGTTCAAAAGGAGAATATGTACTTGTTGAATCGTCATATGGTGAAACTCTTGGTCTTAAATCAATTATATCATTTGCTCTTATCGTTTCTATGAAAGGCAAATCTGTAGAAAATCTTTCTTTATCATAAGAACTAACTATTACTACATCTCCATCATCCGAAGGATCAATATAATAACTATTATAAACAATTTTCAATTTTCTAGTTGGTGCAGTAACATTTTCTTTTCTTACGATATACGAATAGTCAGCTATTTCTAGTTCCTGACCCGAAAATAGAATAAAATCGGTGACTATATTTCTATCTCCCTCAATCACTGAAGAAACATTGGCAGTTACATTCGACTCTTCAAATACTACTTTTTCATCCTTAAGAAAAGTATTTTCATTGATATAAACAAATTCGACTTGATTTGTCCCGTTATTAGAAACTAAAGTTCCTATAGCGTTACTATTAAGTCCACGAATCAATTCCCCCTTTACAGAGTTCAAAACATTTACATTAAAATTCGTAAGTTCTAATTTTGGAAGATCTGGTTCATTTGAATCAGAAGACTCAAATATTCCAAGTAAAGAAACTACGTCAGGAACTCTTAGAGAAATATCATTATCTTGAACTCTAGTACCATAAACTGAGCTGTATGTTAATCCATCACCTAAAGTAGTACTTCCTACTCCAGAAGCAACATTTGAAGATCTGGTAACATTAAGAACTTCACCTCGATTGTATATTTTTTTTCTAGGTTTTAATTTTTTCTTTTTAAGGGTTGCTGTTAGTACAGCTGATCCATTTTGAGATAATCCGGTTAAAGTAATAGTTCTACCAGATACAGAAACCTGAGAACTAGTAAGAGATTCTATATCTCCATTTGAAAAAACTAAATTATAATCTTCCTCATCAAATTCTTCCAGAGTAACATCTAAACCGGTTTCCAATGTTGCTGTTAGACTATTGGAAGATATAGTAACATCATATGATTTTCTGAACACAATATCTGCGTCATTTAAATTAACAGATGATATATCAGTATTTTCAAAAAGAGTAAATAAGAATGATTCTTTAGAATTTAGAAGTTCTGGAACAACTTTATATACATCTGACGATGTTATAGATGAAGTTGGCAATCCTCCACTAGAAACTCCAGCAACAGATGTTGTAGATTGAACAACTATAGATTTTGTTGTTGCATTAACTGAAGAAACTATGTTATATGTTGGAAGAGTCTGACCAGATTTTGTATATGTAATTATGTCTCCGGTATTAATTCCAACTCCAAAAGTTTTGTAAGAAGATGTTATTGTACTAATGCCACCGGAAGAAGTAGATATTGATAAAGACGATCCTTGTGGAGCTAATGCTATTGGTTGCGACAGAACAAGATCAGCAGTAAAGGAAGCACCACCATCCAAACTTACTACTTGTCTAGCATCACCAAGAGAATAATCTCTAACAGAAGTAATAGTTCTGGAAACATCCTCGCCATTAATTTTTAAGGCCTCATCTACAAGAAATGTTCCTGCAATTTCATATAGAACCAATTGGTTGCTATTTGTTACGTTCTGAACCAAATATCCATATGCAGAACTATTTTTACCTTCAATAAAAGCAGGTGTATTTAATGTAATTGTTGAATTTAAGTTTAAATATGTGTATGTCTGTATGTCATATAAAGAAATCTCAAACAAAGTAGAATTATCTTGATACTCTTGATTTTTTAATTTTAAATCATAAACTCTACCAACTCCGATAGGAATTCCAGAAGCTACTCCTTGAGTGGAAGTTCTATTCGAGTAAAAATTAACTTGACTTGTAGTTCCAAATCCAACTGACAATCCACCAAAAACATTATTCAATTCAAATTGATTTCCAAGACTAAATGGAATCGTTGCTGATTCCACTTTATCCGTTGTTCTTGGTTTATTTACGTCAAGATTAATAGTATTCAGAGTTTCTACTTCATATCCCCTAACATAAGCTTTTCCTGGAGATATTTGTAAAGTAAGGAGATCTTCAGATGGAGAATTTCCTTGTTTCGTTAGTTGATTCCTATTATAGACACCATTATTACCTATGCCATTATTTAAAGTCTCTTTGGCAACTACATTAAAAGGCTTTACATAATAATCACCAGATTCGTCATAGGTTCTTCTGGCTAATTCTTGAGTTATTAAATTATTCGTATCTTCTTTTTTAGTGAATTTCTGGAGAACTCCGTTTTCAATTCTCATCAATTCAATAAAATTTTCATCATTAAAGTCGTTTAAACTCTTTTTACTGAGAACCGTAGTAATCTTTAATCTATCTGCACCTGGAGCCGCAAAGTTGGAAAATCCTCTTGCATTATCATATAGATCTGAGTTATTCTGAGATGCAGAAGCTAATTCTTCAAGAATTGTCAGTCCTACTCTATAAGATGGTAAATTTGAATATTGATCTAGAATTACAGTCTGAGGAAAAACATCAACAAAAAATCCCCTTACAAAATAAACACCCTGTTCAATTTTTGCAGCTGATCCAGTAGATGTAGAAGAAGATACAATTGATGTAGCAAATGAAGTATTTTCTCTTATAATTGATATGCCATAATCAATATTCTCAAGAGAAAGTAAATTTTCACCATCCACAAATGTATTAGTATTGAAATTTGTTTCACTTGAACTTTGATACTTTATATAAAGAGTATAATTTTCATTGTCAGATTGTACATCTGTAATATAACTTTCTACTTTTGCTGTTACTCCACTAACTTCTCCCTTAATGGTCTTTCCAATTAATTTATCAATATATAGAGATACCGAGATTCCCAAGTGTGTTGGGTCAATTTGTACACAAGTATATTCGGAATCATAAGCAATGCTTCCTGGAATAACTACAGAACCTTCTTTGAAGAAATGTTTTCCAAATTTTTCTACTTGATTTTGTAGAATTGACTGAAGCGTAGTCAATTCTCTCGCTTGTATTGGAGTTCCTGGTTTAAATAAAACCTTTTGATAGCCTTTTGTTACATCAAAATCATCAAAATATGGAGAAGCATTTAAATTAGTGTTTTGTGCCATGTTAATTTAGAACTCCAGTATGACTTTAATATCTTCTTTTTGACTAGATGATCTTGGTATTGGTTGTCTATTATCTATGTAGATAATCTCACCAGATTTTTTGTTATACTCAGCTGAGGATATACCAGACACAAAATCAAGTCCTAACTGATATATTCTATTATTTATTGTTGTAGTAATACCATTAAAATTAGTATTAATAGAAAGAGCAGGTCCAATTATGGAAGAACAATTAATAGTTGTTCCATACCCAGGATCTGGATTTGAAGTAAATGGAATTATCTTATATCCTGTCTCACTAGAAGCTAATCCCGTTGATTGATAATATTTCAATACTCCGCTAATTGGATCCCAAGAAGCAACAAAGCCAATAGCAGTTGATCCCAGACCAACAGTTTGTTTAATTACAGAATCTACTCCATATGTTGTATTAGTTGTTACGCCAGAAAGTTTTAATGCTTGCAATCCACTAACCAGAGAAGTATTTAATACTTCTGTAGAACTGCCAACAACTTTTGGATTTAACATAATTCCAACTCGGGCAAAATCATTTCCCAAAATAATATCAGGATTAGACTCCAAAGTTTCAAATCTAGAGTATAGAAGAACTCTATAAGAACCCAACTCTCTATAGATATCATAACCATGTCCACCTTTCGGCGGTATGATTACATTAAAAGAAGCAAAAGATGTTGTACCAATACCCACATTGGTTAATTGATTCAAAGGACCATTTGTTTCGGATCCTGGAGCTCCAGGTTTAAACTGAATTGTACCATAAGTATAATTTTTGCCTCCGTCAGTAACAAAAATTTCCGAAACTTTTCCGAAAGAATCAATAGTTATTGTTGCTTTTCCTCCAGTACCATCACCAAGTATAGGTACATTTGAAAAAGATGTGGAGATTGGTTGGTAATTAGAACCTCTATTTGTAATTAAAACTACCTCTATTTTCCCATCAATAGAATTATTTTTTGTTGATATACTTTCTCCAGTAAGTCCCCATTGATCAGGAACTGGAATATATTCAATAGAATCGAATTTTACAATTTCTGAAGGTTTTATGGTATATAAGTATTTCCAGAGATAACCATCCCCACTAGTTCCCGCTTCTCTTGGTTCTAGATCGATAAATGTTGGTTCGTCATAAGATGGTCTACCTTTAGGGTTTTCTGGATCAGTTCCATTCTGGAGACATATGTAGACTCTCAGATCCTGATTAATTACATAGTAATTAGATTCATAAAGAGATGATGAATTTGATACTGGAGAAGGATTATAGATGTTATAGTCATGTCTATACATTTCATATGTAGTACCAACCGTCCAATTTACTTTTCTTACCAATCTCCTAACATCTTGATTGGTAATTTGTTTCATAGCTATAATGCTTTCCTTTATTTGGTTTTCCTCTTGAAATCCGTCCAAAGGAGATGGAGTATTTGTAATCCAATTTGGAGAACCTCCAGAAGCAGGATTTGAAGAATTTGGCAAACCAATAAAAGTATAATACTTATTAGTAGTGTCTCCTACACCAGAAACACTTTTAATAAAGTTTTCCGCATTTAGTATTCTAAATTGGTCCGATATAATGGCAGGCATTTTATAAATAGACTTTTCTTTATTTAGTTACTTAAAAGTCCCCTTGTTCTAATAACCTTAGGAGAAGTTGATAAACCACTTATTCCATTAAGAGTTTCCGCAAAGAATTTAGCTGGCCCACCTTCAGATAAAGATCTATTTTGGAAATCATAAATTTTACCCCAACTATATCTACCATAAAAATCATTTGTTCCAATTCCACTATTATTTTCACCCCTCTTATAAACTTTAATATAATTATCGGTCATTGGAGCAAAATGACAGGTAACTGTAACTATTCCAGAATTTGGAGTAGTTACATCTTCAACTCTGTATACTCCATCAATAAAAGTCTTTGCAATTCCAATAATTGAATTTGGAAATTGTCCCATTCCTCCCAATAAAGTGCTTATTCCTATTAGACTTCCACCAGTTAGTACATTGCTGTCGGTAATCACAAAATAATCTCCTTTTTCCAATTGACTATTATTGATACCAAAAGAACTTAAAGCAGAATACCCTACTCCTAAAGTACTATTATCATAAGTTTCAGATTTTAAAACAAATTCTATCTTTGGTGATGTAGTTCCTATTCCAGGTGTTCCAGAAATAAAAGTGTTTATTCCAATAATAACTCCATGATCTCCTTTAACTTTTACCGATCTTATACGCTCAGACGAGAATCTGTCGGGTTCTATCATTACAGCAGGAGGTTCTGATTGCGAATATCCAAATCCTCCATCAATAATAGTTATTGAAGTTACTATTCCTGTAGTAGAGTTGACTCCAGAAACTGCAGTGGCTCCATGGACAACTGGTTCTGAATATATCGCAGTGCCTGCGGATCCTACAGCAATGTATCTACCATTTATACCTAAAGAACTATCAAAAACTAAATCTACAATTGCATTAGGTTGTAATGTTGATCTTGGAACCCAATTCAATAAGTCAAAAGAATAGAATATATTCCCTAAACTGTTAACAACAACGTAAAAACCATAATTGTATTTTATGTTGACCAAATCATCGGTTAAATTGGTAGATAAAACTTCATAAGAATCTCTAGTTATAGATCTCAAAATAACACCATTATTTCCAACAATAATAAATTTATTTTCCGCATATATAACCTTATTTAAATTAGTTACTACGGGACTTTGATTCAATTCCCAAATTAATCCAGTGTTTGAAGAAACTATAGTACCATCATTTCCAATTGCTACAAAATAATCTACCCCAAAAGTAACACTATTGAGATCTCTAAGAGTTCTGGAGAACCTGTTTATAAATCTATCCGTATGTATTCCAGATCCAACAAATATTGATCCTGCAGCTCCAACAGTAACCCAAGTATTGGATGTTGAACTATAAACAATATCATTAAGAGTTCCAGAATAACCACTTATACTTTGGCCAGCAACTCCAAAACCAGGAATAGAAATATCAACATATTTGTCTATCTCAGTCCAAGTAGAAATAGTATTCGAATATCCTACCGATTTTGCTATTTTTCCAAAAGATCCTACAGAAATAATAATATCAGAGTTTCCAACTCCAACAGAATATAAAGACTTAAAGTTTGTTGTAGCGCCCAATCCGATATTTCCAGTTTGCCAATTTATACCATCTTCACTGTCTGCATACAAAGAACTATTACCAACAGCAATTACTCTCTTGCCAAAAATTATAGAATTAAATCTAGAAAAAGTAGTAATTCCGATAATATTGTCAGATCCTTTCCAGTTATAAATTGGATCTTTAATTTTTATAGCAGAGACTGATATGTTAACTACTGGAGAAAGAGAAATTCCATATCCAACTCCAGGATATTCTATATTAATTGCAGAAACGGAAGAAGCAGAGGAAACCACGGAAGTTGCTTGAGCTGGTTCAATAACTTTACTATCAAAGATAACAACATCTCTCAAATCCTCCGACAAACTATCGGTTCCATCAAAGAATGGGAAAACATTATCGACATAAATTTGTGTATCTTCAAGTTCAACATTTCTTATTAATGATGCATTTGGTTTTATTATACTCTGCAAACTTGGTCTTGCTTTTGAATATAATGTTCCATTAATTATCCTATCTTTTTTCTGTTTTCTCCAACGCAATGGTCTATTTTTAGTCGAATCTGTATCAATACCAACACTACTGTAAGTGAATGTATCTAATTGATCTGAAGAAGTTATTTTTTTAACAACTCTTTCAAATTGTGTAATATCAAATAGATCATCTGCACTTTCCTCAATAATAATTTCATCTCCGATTTTAATTGTTTTTGGTGGATCCACTTCCTCAACATCAATTGATGATCCTCTATAATATAATATGGTACATTTTGATCCTGGTTTTGGTGCCTCTTTAAATGAAACTCTACTTCCTTGGAATGTATAGGCGTCAATGGGATTTTGTAATATATCATTAATAAAGATGAAAATATTATTTGTTATATCCAAATCAGACCCAGTAAGTGTTTTAAGACTTAGAATTTGTTTAACACCATTTACTTCAACTACTAAACTAAATTTCTTTCGGAATCCATTGAAATTTGAAGAAATATCTTCGAATAGAATAAACTGACCAGGATAGAAGGAATGGAATTTATCAGTTTCGACTTCTTCAACAGTAATTCTAAATTCACTAAACCCAACACCAACATTTGGATCTGTTGTTATTCCTGAGACTTTAAGAATATCGCCAACTCGATATCCTTTGCCAACCTCATCAAATTTGAATGATATTATACTAGATCCCATACCAACTTCAACAGTAACCTTTGCATCCTGACCAACTCCAGAACTTCCAGTTATATAAGAAACCGGTAGATTACTATATCCAGTAGGTATACCAATGTTTATAATTGGTAAAGATGTTGATGTATATCCAGAACCAGCATTTACAATTGTAAATCCAGTAATTGTACCACCAGAACCAACTGTTGCTGTAAAACTAGCTCCTGTACCAATGGTGGAAGCGATACTAATTGCAGGAGGATTTCGATATCCACTTCCATTTCCAATAAGTGTTATTGTGGAAATAGTTCCAGAAGCAGAAACAGATACAGTTGCAGCTGCCCCTATTCTTGGTTGATACCCAAATCCTGTGGTAATTGCAACTTTGGATATTCTTCCTGCAGATGGAGTACCAGATAAGAATCTTATTACATTATTCGGAGTTCCATCAATAGTAAAATCTGATTGAGGAACTTGGAAAACATTGTTTATAAAAACAAATGGATTATTGCTAATATTTGTTGCACTATTAACATCATTAAATAACACTTCAGTATTTTCACCACCAGATTTTAAAGTAAATTCTGTGGCTGCTATTCCTGTAAAAGATAAAGATATATCATCAACTATAATATTTTTATTTTTCGGTTCCGAAGCATCAAAAGATCTAGAAAAAACTCTTCCCGCAAAAATTGACCCTGTTTGTAGTCCTATTGGTCCTATTTTACCATAAGGAGCTGTACTAAAGTGAATAATATCCTTGACAATATTGAAATTACCAGTTAAAACTGTACCAGAAACTCCAACCGTATGAATTCCGGTGTTACTTCCTAAAAATCCTCTTTCAACTTCAACAAAATTGGAAGAAGTCACTCCAGAAGACTTTACTAACATATACTCTTCACTAAAATTCAAAATATCTCCTGTTTTTAATGAAGATATTCCTGAAGTTATTTCCAAAATTGTTGTTGATGAAGTAGAAACTGGAGATCCTAGATTTACAATTAAAGATTTTCTCGTTAAAGGGCTTTGAACTACACCATCAACAGATATTATTGAACTGCTGTTTGGATCTTTATAACTAAATATATGATTCCCTGTACCAAGTCCAGTAATATCTAGAGTTGTACCAGAAGTAGATAATCCAAAAAGTCTAAATTGATTATCATTTAATTTAAAGACAAATAGTGACTTAGGAAGTACATTTGTTCCCAATTCTGAAGGACTGAAGGATACATAGTCATTTGTAGATCCCCCAAGATATGTACCAGCAACAGATATTATAGACGTATATGCATATCCAGAAGCTCCATATACTACTTTTACATCCGAAATATAACCAGAATTATTTCTAGTTATATTAAATAAAGATCCACTAAGATCTGTAGAAGGCACATTTGTATAAACTTCATTTGCTCTAGTTTGAATTCCTGTAGGTCCGACTTTCGAAACAACAAAACTGAGATCGTTTGTTGGTGAACTCCCTCCCAAATAAGTTCCGGCTACAGAAACTACATCACCAACAGAATATCCTTCACCACCAGAAACTAAAACTAAAGAAGTTGAAATTGGTTGGCCGGTAGTAACATTATAAGAAATGAAAGCATTAAATTTAGCATCTGTACCTATTCCACTTGTGGCCAATCCAACAACTTGGAGATATTCTCTAAAACTTGGCCCAGCAGGAACAAGTACTGTAGATATTCCCGTTATAGATGTTTGTATAGCTACTGGATATCCTTGTTCCAATATTGCAGTTCCTGTTAAATTGGAGTTATCGATATTCATTAAAACAGAAGTAATACCAATAACATATGAAGTTGTGGCGATTCCAATAGGACTTCCATCTGTTTCATATATTAATTCGTGACCTGTTTGGAAATTGTGATTTGGAACAACAAAGGTATTTGTTTCTGATGATATTCCATTAACACCAGAATTAGAAGATTCGATAATATGGCTAAAGAGTGGAGTTCCTTTATTTTTTAATTTAAATGTACTTAGTCCAACTATTTGACCACCTCTGGTTAAAGATGGATAAATTATGGAACTTGGTGCTGCAGTAGTTCCAATTCCAATTATTGATGTTATTATTCCAACATAATTTCCTATTGCAGTCCAAACATCAGCACAACAATTTTCACTATACGTAGGACTACAAACTTCATCAGATAAAATTCTAGAATCTATATATTGTGTAGTTGAAATAAAAGCTCTTTGAATTGAACCGCCATTTACATAATTATGTGTTATAGTTGATGGTCCTGGATTTATTCTAAATCTTGTGGAATCAATAATTTCAACTTCATAAACAAATCCTTTTGGAGACAATGGACCATTTCCATCTGGACCATTCCCCAAATTCGGGAAAATAGCTGTGTTTATTCCGCCGCCAGAATCACAAGAAAATACCAAATCTTTCAACACAACATAATTTTTTGTTGTAGTAGAAAGTCCATGACTAGTTGTGGTTCCTACAGTAGCGATACCAGTTATGTTATTATAAACAACAGAAGAAACTCCAACAGTATTTGCAAGTTGATATGATGTTTTCACACCAACGTTATTGATAATATATTTCGATAAATCTACGATATATTTGAATCCAGATATAGTTTCTATAGTTTCTCCACTTACGTAATTTGTGCCAATTCCACTCCAATAAGCTAATCCAGCTTCTATTGATTTATTGTTTGATTTATATTTAACATCATGAGAAACTGCATCGATAATATATCCAACATCCCTTTTACAAATACTTCTATCCCAGTCAATATTTGTAGTTATTCCTGGATAAGTAGCTGTGATAAATCCAACAACTTCTTCCATGATAAAATCTCTATTTGACTGAAGTAAATCGGAAGCATCAGCATATCTACCATCTACTTGCTGTAAAGAAGATCCATCAAATTGATCCGATATATCGTCAATTCTAAGAACTTTATTTGTTTTATTAAGAATAAATGGTCTTAGATTGATTCCATCATTAAAATAAACCGATTCTACGGAACCATCTTCTAAAGTAGTATCTTCATACACTCTAACAAAATTTGGCCTATCATACATAGAAATTTCATTATCAAGATTAATACTTAAAGAAGAATCAGTTTGTAATATCTTAGGCTTCATGTTAGTTGAATTGGAAGATCCAACAACTGTAGGTTCAGTATAAATTACAAGATCGGAAAACTCTTTAAATCCTGAAGGGTGTACTGTAGATCTTACAGATTCTCTCCATATGTTATATGGAACATCGCTCTTTATAGAATAAGAAAATTTCTGATAATAAAAATTATCGGAAATTCTTTGTTGATAATCATTCAAAATTCCAACAGCATTATCAACTGAAGAAACCTTGTCTCTAAATGGACCTAAAGTTGATTTTAAATCAAATATATTGAAATATTCAACAACCCCTTCAATTTTTGAATTTTCCCCATAAATTTTATCACCAACACTTAATGCACCAAAACAATCATTCAACCTAAGTTGATTTAATTTGTTATCCCAACCGTTCTCCATTACAACGGCACTAAAAGTTCTGGAAGTAACTTTTTCTGTTGACTTATAACTGGCCTCATCATTTAAAACCATTTCTAAAATAGGCATATCTTTTTTATTGATTACAATGCCTAAGTTTAGTTCATCATTATAAACTCCAAATGTTCCGGTGGATATTCCGGACATGTCATATGTCAAAGTATTATTTGATGTGTTTACACCTACAACAGGGAAAAATGCGTAATTATATGAAGATGAATTAAAATTGGCATCTGATTTAGTTTCAGAAGTTAATCTGCAATTTTCTATAAAAATTTCATCTCCAATTGAAAATGGAAATTTCACTTCAGTTGATCCATATCCAGTTGTTATCAATGGGTTAGATCCTGGAGTATTACTTAATTCTAAAGTAACTAATGAGGAAAGATATGTAATATTATCAATTTCATATCCGTTAGAATTTCTAATTGAAATAATTTCCAGAGGTGACCCTAGAGATGTTGAATTTTGAACTATATCAACTTTAGAAACGGATCCATTGTTCAGATAAGATCTAAGTTTTATATTAGGATTATCCTTAACTAGTAATTCTGGTGGATTATTATATTTTACTCCCCCGGATATAATTTCAATTTTTTCAATAGTTCTAATATCTTTTATACCACAAACTGTAGGAACACTAAGTCTTGGAGATAAAGTAGGATCTGTAGGATAATCAAATCCATCTTTAATTCTTTCATAGGAGGCTACTCTACCAATTTTTGGAGATATTAACTGAATTACAGCATTGATTCCATTTGAAGTATTAATTTCTTTAATAAATGGAAGTTTTTTGTATCCTCTGCCTCCAAAATTAATTCTTAGATCATGAATAGGACCGGAAGCAGATAGAGAATTTGTAGTATATGTATATTCGCTAGAATTTAAGCTCGTAAGTTCAAAGTAATCCAGTTCCTTGTTAATGTTAAAAGATAATTTTTTATTATCCACAACATTTATAATAAACTTGGAATTTAATGAGTGGTTTACTATTTTTACTTTATTATTTCCAAAAACAGTAGTATCAAAACTTAATTGTTTTTTCGATTCTTCAACTGGATTTTTAGAAACTAAATTATAATAAAATACAGCAGGAAAATGTTTATTTGAAGTATCTAAAGTAACATAAGCCTGACTATTTCCAGGAGTTCCATTTCTAACTATAGCAAAAGTATCATCAACAGATCCAATGATATCTAGCCTTCTTGAACATTGAGAATCGGAATAAAAATTCAAATCCAAATCTAAAAGACTAGAATCGGATAAATCAAATTTAATAATACTGCCTTTGAAAAATTCTAATGGAGGATTAATAAAATAAAGTTGCTGAGAAGATGATCCAGTAGAAGAAAATATTATGTTATTGGATTTTTTAATATCACTTTCAAAAGCACATAACTTTATTTTATTAAAATCTTCCTTTAAAACATAATAAATTCCTCCATTTAATAATCCATTTATTGGAGTAGATGCAAAGTAAACTACCTTATCACCTGTTTTTACTTTTATATTAGAAGAAGACAAGTCAATTGTACTGTCTTGTCCATCCATTACGTCCGAGTTGGAAAAAATTATCTCATTTGCTAATAATTTTCTATTAATTGCATCATATTTTAATTTTACTTCATTGGTAGAAGTACTTAATATTTTAAAGTCAATAGAATCACCAGATGACAATTCATGATTTTCAGAAGTAGTTACTATTCCAGAAGATCTCTGTAGTATTCCTTTTATTTGTGGGTTTACTGTTGCGAGAGAATGAGCATATCCTATAACACCAAAAGCCTCGGTCAAATTCCAAAATTCCAAAGAATTAAAGTTTGTACCAATTCCTGAAGAAGTTGTAAATCCTAATGTAGACAATCCGACATAATTTTTACCAAGATTTACAGCATAAACTTTCTGATTTTGTTCTAATTTAAAAGATATTCCAGAACCAACATTGTTTACATATAAAGAAGTTCCTGCTATTCCTGGATGATAAATTAATTCTTGACCTGTAAAGAATTTATGTCCAGGTAAGTATATACTTCTTTCAGGAATAAACCTGGATTCTATAGAAGAAGTACCTAATCCAACAATACTTCTTACTACGCCTGCAGTTCCTGTACCGACAGATTCTTTTGGATCAAAAAATGTTACTTTATTTTCTAAACTAAGATCATTTGTTAAATTTTCTATTTTAAACTCAAATGTTTTTGGTAATAGTGTAACGCTTTCTATACCAACAGTATGAACTCCTGTATTTTCTAATCTATTTACATAAAATCCAGATTTCTGAGATGATACTCTAGTAATTAATAATCTTTCTGTTCCTATTCCTATAAAATCATTGTCATTAAATCCACTAACATCTTTTACTGATATAAATGTGGAAACTCCAGTATTGGCTTCAATATCAATATTTTCTAAAAGATCTACTGTTTTATTAACAACTTTAATCTTTCTAAGACCCTCTAAAGAAGAAGCTGTAATTGTAGATATTCCAGAAATCAAAATAATTTCATCATTTACAAGACCATGAGGAGAATCGCAAATTCCTGTAACTTTTGTACCTCTAACAATAAAAGATATATTTTCGATTTTCTCATTGTTAATAGAAAACTGAGAAACTTCCTTACCTTTAACTTCAGAAACTACAATATTAGCTCCTGTACCTTCAGTTTCAGTATTATCTAAAACTACAAAGTCATTAACTTTATATCCAGTCCCTGGTGAAAATATTGATACGCCTTCGATATTAGAAGATTCAACATCATAAACTCTAAATTCCTGTTTATATACATCAGAAACCTTATCAATAAGTTCATAAGAAGAATTTGGATTTTCTAAGTAGTACGGAGCAATATTTCTACTTAAACTGGTACTGAAAATATTAAAATCTTGATTAAATTTTGGAATGAAATTATTTTCGACTGGAATATCATAAAACTTTGGTCCAACTACATATGGATAAACCGGGGTAGCAATATTGGTTGCATCTATGTTTACCGAATAAAAATAAGCGTATGTTCCGTTAGGATATTGTGGAGTTACACAAAATCTTCCATTATTTTCATCTAGATCATTTGAACCAGTGTATTCGTAATCATTTACAAAATAACCTGGTTCAAATGATTGTGGTCTCAATTGTGGATTGGTTATTAAATTTAAAATATAACTAGATTTTATTTGTTTTACAGGCCCACCAAGAGTTTCACTAAAACCATATGGACCGTATATTGGATTTCCATCATATGCATATCCTAAAATGGGAGAATGGGATAATTTTCCAGAAACTTCTTTATTTGTCTCAGTAAAATTATCGGAAAGAGAATATCTTAATTTTTTAGGAATATAAAAATTTATATATTGTAATTCTAGATCTTTGTTTTTGTTAGGGTATATAAATCCGTCATCTTCGGGAAGTATTTGATTTTTTAATTTTACAACTTGATTTATTTTCCACTCAGTAACATTTGCCAAAAATTTGGCATTAATTCCTCTATTAGTAAGAGTAAGTTGAGTATCAGAAGTTCCATATCCAATTCCACCTCTCAAAATATTAACAGATGTTAGTTTACCATCGGAATCCACAATCGGATCAATCTCAGCAAAAGATCCAGATCCTGAAATAACAATATCAGAATCTTTTCTATATCCTCTGCCTTGATTTATTATTTTAACATCAACAATTGTTCCATTAATAACAATTGGTTTTAATATTGCTTGTGATTTTACACTAGAAATACCAACATTTGGCCTCTTATGGAAATTTATAATATCTGTACATCCATAGGAAACTCCACCATCTTCAAGATAAACATCTACAATTGAACCTAAAACAATTGGTTCTAAAATTGGTTCAATTATAGTTGTTGATCCAATTGCTGATGTACTTTCTATTTGTATTTTAATAGGAGGATATCCAACAATATGTGTACCCAATCCCAAACTATTAAATTTTGAATAATTTTTTTCAATAAAGTTTAAATTACTTAAAGTAGTACCAATACCAGCAGGAGCTAATTTAAATTTATTGGAATCTATAACATCCACATAATAATATATTGAAGTTGATAATCCAGATATAGGAGTACCCGTGGTAGAATATTCTACCAAATCTCCATTACCAAATCCGTGATTTTTAGCAAAAAAGTAAGAATCAAAGGTATTAATTCCAATAGTATTATTATCAGCAGATAAAATAGAAGGAACTTTAATCTTCCTATTTGAATATCCTTGACCAGAATCTTTTACGTAAACTTCCGTAATGGTGTTTTTATTTTTTAATGAATTTAAATAATGAATTCCAGAACTAATTCCTGAAATATTAATTTCATTTTGTTTACTTATAGAATCATTAAGATTATTATATAACTTAATAACATTATCAGTTAATATGCCGACATGATAATGTGCTCCATCCACAAATCCAGGAACTGGAGAATTAGTGTTTGAATCATAAACTATTTCTTCCCCATCCTCAAAAAGAACTCTATTTAAAAATGTGATGGTATTATTTGCTATACTTACATCATTATCCGCTTTAAATCCAATTTGAATTCTAGATTTGACTAAATTAGATTCCAGAGAACATCCTCTGCCATTTCCCCCACTAATGGTAATTTTTGGTTTGGATTGATAACCTACTCCTGGAGAAACAATTTTTATTTTTTTAATACTTCCCGATAAATTCACATGGGCTTTTGATAATCTACCATTATCATCGATAATTTCTATTGGTGGTGGAGTAACGACATCGTAATTTTCGCCAGTATTAATTACTTCAATGGATTGCAAACTACCATAGTAAATATTTTCATCAAAAAGTGTTGGTGACAATAACTCAACTCCATTTGATAAAAGACCCAAAGCTCTGTCGTTAGTTGTTCTTTTATTTGGATCATCAAATAATCTAGAGTTTGAAAATAAAGGGAATTGTTTGACGATTTTTTGATTCTTTAAAGTTTTATTTTCAAATCCGGCTTTCACAACTTGATCTGAGGTTATTCCGGATTTTACATTTATATATTTTTTAGAAAAAACATCAGATTTACTATAAGATAATTTAAAATTATTTGCATCCACTCTCGTTACATAATAATAACCAGTTGAAATTCCGGAATCTGGATAATATGAGTTATAATAGAGAACATCACCAGACACATAATTATGTGACGGAGTATTAAAAACTGTAGTAATTCCGGAACCTTGGGTACTTACTATTTTTTTATTATCTGTAACAAAAATTGTATAATTGGGAGTTCCGGTAGAAGTAACATAAAAATTAGATTGATCACTATCAATATAAGTATTTTGAACTCCTGACGGTATTATATTAGAATCCGGAAAATAATTTGAATAATGATTGGTTTTGTAAATTTTCTTTCTTAAATATTTTGCCTTGTTAATATCAAAATTTTCGTTTAAATTCTGTATTAAAACTCTATTTGAAAATCTTCTTATTCTATCTCCAGTTTCAAATTCTACAGTAACAATTTTTACTTCTACTTTATTACTATTTTCATCAATTAATTCAACAACCTCATTTTGATAAAAAGCAACAGAATCATATAAAATGATTCTAAACTTATTTGTATCTACTTGAGAAGTTAGTTTGATGTTATGTGTTGTTGGTAGATTATAAATCCAACTATTAAATTGAACAGAACTTACTAAATTTTTTCCAAATCCAGAAAGTTTAACCCTATCACCAACTCTCATACTAGAAGTAGAAGAGAAATCTACAGTATCAATAACATTAATGATTCTAAAATTTACTGGAGTGGTATTTCCTATACCTACATAGCTAAAAGCAAATTTATTTTCAACAATATCCAATCCATATTTAAGATCTTTAGTTATTCCACTGACATCTAAAAACTGATTTGTTGTTTTATCACCATATGTCAACTCAATAAAATCAGAATTTTCAGGTTTTACAAGTATTTTTCCACTTTTTGAAAATCCAATAGTAGAATCAACTAAAATACTATTAGATCCAGAGGGAACTTCTTCTAAAATTTTAGTTTTGCCAGATACTTCAAAATTGCCTCTTAGAGACGTAGAATCTAATGATATCTCATAAAAAGATTTATTATCGACCGGTCTATATTCTACATTAAAAATAGATGCACTTACTGTACCCACACCGGAAATGTTTTGATATAAAAAATTACCTCTAATACTTATCGGATCTCCACCAGAAATCTTTTCTACAAGAATATTTTTTGTAGAGAAGAAAGAATTTGAAGATGGAACTAAAGTATAATCTTGTGGTTTTATAATTTCAATATCTTTTCCATATAAAATTTTAAATAAAAGTTTATATGAAGAATCCGTACCCTTTGAAATATAAAAATCTTTAGCACTGGTTAATATATTTTCAATTGAAAGTCCTTCAGAAAAATCTCTATTTTCAAATCCAGGAAAAAATTCATTTTTAAATTTTTCAAAAAAGTTAGTTAAGAATAAATTGCTTAAGTTTAAAACTGTAGAGTTGACGAAATGTTCTGAAGTTTGAGTTTCAGAAAAATTTAAAAATTCAGATTTTTCTAAAGATTCAATTCTGTCAATACCACTAAATCCTCTTACACAACCATTAAAACTATTTGTAGTTTTTGATGTATATGTAATAATTTCGTCATCTATTTTAAACAATCCATATGAATCTGGCCAACCGCGTGTAGACTCAACGTATATAATATCATCAAATGCAAGAACGTCAGAAGTTAAAATTGTAGATTTCTGTAGGTCTATAGAATTGAATTTTTCTATATTTTTATATTTTTTGACATTGACAGCTAAGTCAATAGCACCAGACTGATGTTCTAATGACTTATAGTATTGTCTCAAAAATTCAACAAATAATGGAGACTCTTGAGATAGAAATTCTGGAATCTGAGACTCCAGTATGGCATCGATTTTAACTCTTTTAATTTCTGACATTTTATCTTACTTTCTTTCCGTTTAAATAACTTGATGTTGCAACATATTGTGTGGCAGAAATATTTTCACCAGAACTAATAGTATCTTCAATCATATTTACCACAGAATTTTGAACGTCAACTTGTAAATACAAATCTTTTAATCCTATTACATCATTTGATTCTGGTATTGCTTGAATTTCAATAAAACCATTTGACAAAGAAGATGATGTAATGTTAACTACATCAAGAAGGATTTCTCCCCTTCCATAATCTACTGATCCTGCAGTATTCTTAACAAGAACAGGAATATTATTTTCTAATTTAAAGAAAAATATTTTTCCTGTATTTTCGGAAACTTGAACGTCAGCCATGTAAATGACTTCCGAAACTCCGTCAATGGTAAAACCAGTTGATTTAATAGAATATCCATCTTTTTTAATATGAATTTTATTTCCAAAACATATTTCATAAGTTGCAAAAGTATTTAAGGCGGGAGTTAGATCCCTTCTCATTTTAACTTTAGTTATATTAGATGTAATGGATTTATCCGAATTATCTATAAGTGAAACAACTTTACTATATTTGAATCTTCCTCCAAAATTATTCACATCAGATGAACTTGAATATGTAGTTAATGTGTTTAAAACTTTTGAACGTACTAATTCGGGTCTTGTTGAAGCATTAACATTATAGTAAACAGTACTATCGACTTCAACATAAAGATACGATAGATCTATAATTTCTGGTCTAATTCCCGCAATAGAGTATTGTTTTAACGATCTGATAATATCCTGTTTAGTAATCTCAGACAAAAAGTTACCATTTCTTGGCTTAATAGATATAAAAACTTTACCATACTCTGGTGGATCTAATTCTTCTCCGCCATATGCAGTAACAGAATCAACATTTGGATAAATGTATGGGATTAAACCTTTATAATCATTTGATGTTACGGCTCTAAATTGTGAGGCGTAAATTCTTGGGGCTAAATATTTGATAGAATCTATACTTTCAATTTCATCCCCATTTTGTGATGGAGATTCCGTAATCAAAAGTGATATACCAGAAGTTACGTCAAATAAATTATTATCTACCAATCTTCCAGAAAAAGTAAAATTGCTAGCTCCATTTCCAGAAGTTCCATTAGTTACAATATAACTTACCTCAATTCTACTATTATTACTTGGACGTTTTCCTAAAATATTATCACCAAATAAAATTTCATACTTTTGATCTGATATTTCTTGTATCAAAAATATTCTAGAACTGGAATTTACATTTAAAATATTATTATATGCGGTATAAATTTCTTCAACTTCATCAATAACCTTGACTCTTATTGTAGAAGTGTCTATATTGGCATTAGGTAATATAAATTTTTGATTTGGTTGTGAATAATTTACTATAAAAGTACTTGTTAAATATACTCCTTCATATATTTCTAAGTTGGAAAATAGAGCTTTGCCGTTTGAATCGACAGGAGTAGTAATATCTTCCGGTATAGAAAAAATATAATTACCATTTGTTACAGCACCAAGAGCTACTTGGCCTGCAAATATTTTTACAGTTCTGGCATTAGTTTGACTCATGTCAATACTAAATGTTACTTTTGCTTTTGAAGATCTCTTTGATCTAGGAACATATCCAATATTACGTGCAAGGGAGACAACATTTTCTCTAAGAGATGCACTATCAAGAAAAACTTCATTAACTGCCATGTTTGTGTTGTAGGCAGTCAAATAACTATTATATGCTAATAAATCAATCAACGTAGAAAAGTTAGAACCTTCAAAATCAAAATCAGTGAAATTGCTATTGGCACGCAAATAATCTTTGATTTGAGTTCTTAGATCCCCGAAGTCTAAATTTGTAAATTGATTGAATGACATTAGACTCTACTAGGTTGTAATACGAAATCTATAGTTTGGTTGGGAAATGGAAGCCCAACAATATTATATTTAATACTGACATTCAAATCATTAGAATCTTCAGGATAAGAAACTAATACTGACGATAATTGAATTCTAGGTTCAAAATTTTTTAATAAAGTTTTGATTTCTAGTTCCAATGAACTCGCCAGTTCAGGTGTCTGAAGTTCGAAAACAGAGTCTTCTGTTTGCGTACCGATTAAATTATTAAAAAATCTTTCACCTACTCTCGTTTTAACTAAATTTATTACAGATTTTTTAATAGAATCCGCATCATTTAATGATAAAATATCGTTTGTGACAGGATTTCTCACAAATGACAGACTAATATCTTTAAATTTGCGAGAAATACTGACCATTACTCAAACTAAGGGTATTTATTATATGTATAATACATTTTACCACTTTTTACCGTATGTTGGCTCTGTGCCATACGACCAATCATCATAATCATCATCATTACGAATTTGTTCATGTAGTTTGGTTTGTTTTTTTGCTCTTTCCATGAAAAAACCATACCCATAAGTATAGTGACCGCTATACTCTTTCCCACTAAAACTTGCTGGTTTTGCCTCTAAATCTTCAATTTTTGTAAAAAATTCATCGGCCGCATAATCCGTAATTAATTTTGTGGTTCCCCACATTTTTTTCATATAATTTGAGTCTCTATCTACTGGTAAATTTGACATTTTAGCTCCTGATTTATTAAATCAGAACTTTTTACGGGGTTGCTATCCCGAAATTTCTTCTGTCATTACCGATTTATACTCATCACCAAGTATTTTTTTCAAATATTCTTCATTCCAATACGTGTAGTATTCAGTCTGACCTAATTTTTTACGAATTTTACTTAATTTTGACTTAGATTGACACAAAATTAGGTTAAATTTCTTATTATTTGTCTGAACTCCATTAATAAAAGTTGGTTGTGATGCACAATCTTCGAAAAATGTGTAATAGGGGAACTTTTCATTATAAACTTCGACCCATTTTTTAACAACATCAAGCCTCCAAAAATCATCTACAATAAAAATGATGACATCATACCCAGATTCGGGTACAATTTCATCAATTGGGCACTCTACTATTTTTGTATTTGATTTAGAAGCATATGGGCAAACAGAAAAACCTCCGAGTTCTTCTCTTTCTTTGGCTACTTCGTTAGCCCATTCTTGAATATATGCTTCTTTTTCGTTCATATTAACCTGCTGCTAGTGGAGAATTTGGATTTGGTTTATTTGGATTTGAACCAACTCTTGCTTGGGAAGCAACATCATATCCAAATACATTTACTTCAGGATTTGTTGGGGATGCTGGAGAATCGGATGGATTTGGTCCAACTTTTGGTGTTAATTCTTCTGACATTGTAATAAAAATATAATAGTTTAGAATTATTTAGTTATTTACCTTGACCTCTGTATGGCTTACGAGCCTTATTACGACTTGTTGCTGCATATTTGGTTCCTGCACCTTGACCTTGACGAGTCAATTTCGGTTTCCCAGGCATATAACCAGTATTCTTATTCAATCCACCTTTTGCTTTTACTGCCATTTTTAATTACCTCACATATGGTTTTATTTTCGCGCCAGAATTGTTTTAAAACGCGCCGAGTATAAGTTTTCTAGGGGATTCAAAGAACCCCCTTAGAGACCCGTATATCAAATGATACGAGTCTTTTCGTGACCCACACGAATCTTCGGATCACACCAGATTTCAAATCCTGCCTCTTTAGCATCAAGACAGAACGAAACGTCTTCACCACACATATCTTGAACTTCCCCAGAGTCAAAGACTTGCATCTTAGGAGCGAACCAGGGATACTCTAGAGACTCGAAGACACCTTTCTTAATTAGAACCCAACCAAAACCAGTATAGTCTACAGTGAAAGGCTTACGGCGTTTCGTCATAGTCTCTCCGGTCTCATGATTCATGACTCCACCATTGTTTTTAAAGTCATCTTCTTCCAACCAGTGAGCAACTGAAGTAGTCTGGCCATCTTCGGTCATGTACCAACCAGCAGCAATGTCCTTATCCATTGCAACGAGACGATAAAACTTTTCAGTATCAAAGACAATATCGTTATCAATCCAGAGTTGGTAATCATAATTCAAACGACCATCCCAAGGAATCTGTTTTGGTCCACGAAGAACATTTGCACCCAAGACTTTGCAACGTGCAAAGTTAACCATGGAAGAGTAATCCTGTGAAATTTGAATACTTGCACCGTTTTGCACAAGATCAAAACAAAGTTGAACAAAATTCTTCAGAAAGATATATGAACATCCTCGACCTGGTAGACAAAAAACAATTGATTTGCCACGAATAGTTTCTTTAGCAGCTTGCAAATCAAAATCGTCTTCGTTTTTCTTTGGAGTTGGCGCTGTAGCTTTAATCGTAAATCCTTTAGACATAAAATCAGAATAGCAATGTAGTTATTTTACCACCACAAGTCAATTTATGCAATGGTTTCTGTGTTATTTAGAACGTATGTAATTTGAGAATTCCAAAGATCTTTCTCTAAAGAACAGTAAGCTCTAATGATTTCAATCTTATGATTCAAATCACATTGTTGAACATTTTTTGCTACAATATGATTATCTACTAAAATGTTATAGACATTCATCTTCAATCTTTTCCAATAAATCTTCAATTTCATTTTTCAATGATTCATTAATTACAAGAATTTTATCAGTATAAAGACGATATTGAATACAATCAATTAGTAAATCTTTTTCCTCATAGTTCAATTTAAGTTCCATATATTCTTTTATGTTCATTTCAAAAATTATATATGATTTTCTTTAGCCATATTTTACCATACTTCCAGTAATTTGCAATGCATATCGATCTACAAGACTCATATTATAAAAACTATGTGGTGTATCATTTTCCCAAGAAAAACAATCTCCAGACTTCCATCCAGAAAATGACTGATCTTTGATTAAAATAATTTGACCAGGTTCCCAATCTTCCAACATAATTACAGATCTTACAATAGTCTCTGTAGTAATATTGAAAAGTTCTTTATATCTTGTATATGAATCACTATGATATGGTAAGTAACTTGCAGGTTTAAAAAGATTCACTGCACTTACCAAATTATTCAATTCAGAAAAAAATGAAAATACGTACTCATGAACACAAGAAGGCATTGGGTTTGGTTCAAGATACTTATAGATATTCAAATTTTCTCTATTGTGCCCTGATGAAGTATATTGATCAATCTTATAGTCATCATGAAATGGTGCTTCTGTATATGATAACTGTTTAAAATCTTCAATATTCCACTGAGGGTGTATATGAAATTGTTTCATTCATAATATCGTTTTGAATATTTATTGAAACCCTGTGGGAGTTTTGTGGCCGGCAAAAAAATTTTTGAATACTTATGGCTTTTCGAGCGCTTTTTGGGGTCGTTATAGATTAGGGTAGTGAGCGTTTTTTATTTTAGGGGGCCACCGCGCCCCGCGCTATAACAAACCGCCCGCCAAATAACTGCTCAAACTGCACGAAGACAACGAGCATAAGAACGCAGAAGCTTTTCGTTGTCGTGTAACGAATAGCTGTGTCCCCTCCAAGTGCTCATAAGCCTCAGAGGGGACTGCTGCTCATAAGCCCTCAGCCACTGGTCTTGAAGTATGCTGCACCGTTGCCCTCAGTGACAGCATTCTGTGCATGTGTGGCATGCCCATTGTATGCCTGACCGCGACGGTTAGTGTTAGTCCGAGGGCCATTCGTGCGGCTCATGATCAGTTCAGACTTCTTAGCCTTACGGGTGGGGAGCACAGTGTACTTGAGCTGCCCTTGAGTGTCAGCAATCAGGAGATCCAGTTTGCTTGCCTTTGCGATGTCAATGTTGGTCATGATGTTGTTAACGAAAGTGTGTGTGGTTAGAATAGACGAATGATCAGAGCTCTTGCATCATCTCAATCATTTCCTCCTCATTGATTGCTTCATCATCCCAACGAACACCGTCACGAGTCTGTACCAAATGACGACCAATCTGCCCATTCATCATACAACGAACAAACTTAGCCCAAGGGGTCTCGGTGTCACTGCAGAACTCAACACAAGCCTTTGCAGTGTTATAGAGAAACTGATCATTTCCAATCCACAGAGCAGCATTCCAGGTCTCATAGTTGCTCCAGCCGTTGTAGGTCTCTTGGGTGGTTTGGGTGTTGGTCATGTGTGTTCCTCTCAACATGGCTAAGATACCAGGCCTGGCTCCCTCTGGCATCTTTTGTGGCCAGTTGTACGGCTGTCCATAATGTCTCGGATCTCAGCTAATCTATGGTATACTCATGATCCTCTGTGGCTTGAGCTTAACATAAGCACTCTAGCCTAAGCTTAAGCACTCAGCCCTTTTATGAAACTCCACAGAGTAATTATACAAGCCTCAGAGGGCTTATGTCAAGAGCTGAACTTCTGTTCTCTTGGAGTGCTCATGAGGCTGTGGAAAAAGTATAAAAGTTTTCCACAGATTCCTCATAAGGCTGTGGAAAACTCCAAGGACTTATGTGTAGCAAATTGTCAAGGTTCTGGGAGTTACTTTGTGTGCGTCCGGAGACTTATGTCGGGGGTCTCTTGACATTTATGCGATCGTGTGATAGCCTGCCCGCTTAGATCACAAGGTCTCAGAGGCTTTTTCATAAGCTATCAGAGGGGCCACAGAGAGAACAACTAGAGAGAAAGCTTAAACACAGCTATGTTTTTTTAGCCATTTATTTTAAGCTTAATTTTCCACAGCTTTTTCAACAGCATTGTGGAAAAGCTTTCAAAACTCATTGTTAGCAACTCTTTGAGGACTAAGAGTATGTAACTCCACTCCTCTCTAGGTGTTGTTTCAGTGGAGAGCTTATGGGTCATAAGACTCAGCATCTACACTACCTTGAGAGCAATCATCATAGAACAGCTCTTCCTCTGTTTTATTCGCATAGTGATCCATGATCTCTTGCTCAAAGTCAAAGAAAGCTTCTTCGTTCATTTGTTCTTCCTCATGTTGTATTCTCCGAGATTCTCTACATAAACCTCGTTGACACTTTCGTTACCTTGGAGTTCTAGAAGTTCTCTCCAATTCCATTCATTAGGACTCACACAGTTAGTAGCATCAACTGTGAAGTCTATAGTAACCCTGTACCGTGTAACTTTGTTGTTGATTGTTTGCATTGAGTGTGTGTCCTTTAAGTGTAAGAAACTACATGAGTATTTTATACAAGTTCAGTGTTAAAGTCAACTGTTTTGTTGTACTTTTCAAACACTTCTTTTGTTACTTCTTCTGTGAAGTAATCTACGATCTGATTGTAGCAATCTTCTTGTTGTTTGAGTGTAAGATTGTTCACCCAATTACCAGAGATAAAAGTCACTTGTGCTGATGGCATTTTTCTTGGAAATAGTTAGCATAACTGGGGTTCGCACAACTATCACGAACAGTGGCAAAGATGAACAGCGTCAGTGGGACGATTGCGATAGCAAAGAGTGTGGTTCGGTTCATGCGTTGTTGATTAGATCTTGTTCAATCTGTTGGAGCATGTTTTCTGTCCAAGCTTGTGGATCTGCGAGACCTTTGTTTGCGTAGAGTTTGCTATACCTCAGACCATAAAGATCTGGATTCAGGTGTTGCAACTCTTCAAGAGTTTGAGCAATCCGAACGTTGAGATTGTGTTGATCAGTTGTCATCAATCTGTGAATCGTTGTGCGGTTTGATTATACCATCAGAACTCAATCGGTTCAAGCGTTGCTACTGCGGCAAGGTCACGATGAGCACCTTTGTATCCTACGAGAATCTGCTCAATCATAGGGCTTTCAACATACTCATAGCCCCCTGCGAGTGCATTGAGAACTTGTAGCATCTCATGTCCGTTGCGAGCAGCGCGAAGTTGGGCGATTGCGGTTTGACGAGTCATTGGAAGAATGTGGAGTTAGAGTAAAGAAAGAGGGATTACTTAATCAGAGAATGAAACACTCAACTTCACCAGATTTAATGTCATCCAGAATCTGCAGCAGTTCGTTACCATTGGTAGCAAATTGATCCAGAACTTGAATAAAGAACTCTTTGCGGGTGGTGATCATTTTAGGAAAAAAAGTGTGGTGATTTGAGTGTCTTTAAAGCGCATCTCATTCTCAAAATAATGTTATGCGGATTGCATCAGCTGAGGATAGAAGTTCTTCACCTCTGCGATCAGGATGTCGTCACTGTGACGATCAAGATCTTTCTTGATGTACATAAACAACAACATAAGGGCTTCGTCTATCTCCATCTCATCAATGACTTCGTTGATGTAAGCAGTTTGAAGCTTTTGACGATCCATGATGTAAAGAATGGAGTGGGTAGTTTGAGTGTCTTTAGAGCGCATCTCATTCTCTATTCGCAAATGACGAATGTTAGACGGTTTGAGTTACTTCCTCAACCATTTCTTGCAGTTCATCATCATCATAATAGTGCGAGAGTTCTTCCATCAATTCCGACTCATTGTAGTCGTCCATGTTATCAACAATCGTGTCAACGGCAAAAGCACACAAATCGCGGATGTCCATGTTATCAACAACTCGCTCGGCATACATGAGAACGAGTTTGGAAAGCTGGTCTTTGGAAAGTGTCATTGTAGTCAAACAGTTGCAGGGGACAGAGATACTTCAACTCGTTTCAGATTCAGTCCAGCGAGTTGATCAAGAACGCGATTGTGAATCTTATCACAAGCATTCTTTGCACGAGATTGTTCATACCAAATGGTACAACATCCGTCGTTGGTTTCTACTTGGATTCGGATCGTTTGCATCATTCAGAGTCGGATGAATTGATCAGCGTGCTTATACTTTTTACGAAGAAACTTTACACCAGAGTGAAAAGAATAAGTCTTCGGCAAAAGTTCATAATTGACTGAAGGATAGCCGTGTTTGTTATGAATCTTGGAGATGACTTTGATCCACATGG